TGGTACACAGAGGAGTAATCGATGTCGCAGATTGTGATGCCGACCTATAATCCATCTAGAACTGCGGTGGAGTTCCATAACAGTGACCACTTCGTTCGTGGTGTGGTGGCAGGCGTTGGTACAGGTAAATCGGTAATGATGATCCAAGAGCTACTACGACGTGGGTTTGCACAAGACCCCGGTGTTGACGGGGTAAGACGAACACGGTTTGGGTTGGTGCGTGCGACTTATCCGAGTCTTCGTACAACCACGGTGAAAACGTTTAGCCAGTGGATACCACCTCTACTCTCTCCTGTTCGCCAGACTGCGCCAATGACGGCGTTTTTCCGTGGGGGACTACCTGACGGGACGCAGTTTGATATGGAGTTTATCTTTATTGCGTTGGAGAACGCTCAAGACGTGCAGAAACTCAAGTCGATGGAGTTCACGATGATATTCATAAACGAGGCGCGAGAAGTGGCCTTTGAGGTTTATGATACGTGTAAAGAGCGTGTGGGACGTTTCCCTACATTAGATCCGTTGACTGGGCTTGGGGGTTGTACTTATAGTGGGGTGATTTTTGATAGCAACCCACCGGACGAAGACCATTGGATTGCGAAACTAGACCGTAATCCGACAGAGAGTAGTAAGATTTTCCACCAGCCAGCACCATTCATTGAGAAGGTGAACGCCAAAGGAGAGATTGAGTACATTGACAATCCCCTCGCAGAGAACTTAGAGTATTTGAACCAGAAACCGATGCAAAACGGTGTGCCTTGGACTGTTGAACAACGTCGTGCGTTTGGGTATGAGTATTACAGACGTATGCTTGATGGTAAACCTAAACACTATATTGACACCGAGATTATGGGTAAATACGGGAGTAACTTTGACGGTCGTCCGGTGTATCAGGAGTATTGGTCAGAAGATATGGTGTGTGGCTATCCACTTGAAGCCAAGTATGGCTACCCTGTTATTCTTGGGATAGATACCACTGGTCTTAACCCTGCGGTGGCATTCGGGCAGTTGGAGATGGGGGTGTTGCAGATTAAGCACGAGCTATTGGCGTTGGATATGCCGTTCGTACCGTTCGTACGAGACGTGTTAAAACCGTTCTTGGCACAACATTATCCAGGTTGTCAGGTGGTGGCATATACCGACCCGGCCAACCCACGAGACAGTAACCGAGGTGAGACACCAGTACAGGTGCTTCGCCAGTATGGCATACAGGCACAGAACGCACCTACGAATAAATTTAAGGCACGTATAGATAGTGTGATTAGCTTCTTGCAACGCAGAGGTGGCTTGTTGATAGACAAGCGATGTGAGAAAATAATCAACGGCTTCCGTGGCGGCTACCACTACCGACCATTGAACATCAGCGGGATAGGGAAAACCTATTCGAGTGAGCCTGTGAAGAACGAGTTTAGTCACTTGGCGGACGCAGTGCAGTACCTTTGTAACGGCATACGTCACGGCTCAGATAATCAACAAAACCAACATTCATTTAGACGTGCAGCGTCTAAGCGTGTGTACTAAGGGGTAGGTAATGGAAATTAAAGAACACCTAGGTCTTGCTAAAAAGTTCAGCGAGAGCAAAGGGGAGAAAGCGACGGAGTTTAAAGACAGCCTAGCACGAATGGTGAAGTCTGACTTTGACGCAGCAGTGCGACACCGGTCAATGCACAAGTTTGGTGATTACACCGCGGAAGAAGTATTGCAGAACTGCTATGCGCAATATTATGGTGAAGTACCGTGTGATATTAGAGAAGCGTTTGGTAATATGCCAATGCCAAGTCTTACGCAGTTAAAAGTGAGCGCACTTAATGCGTGGATTAGAGACTTATTGTTTGGTAGTGGTGGCACACCGTTTACGGTAGAGCCTACGCCAATTCCGGAGTTGAATAAAGAGATTGAAGATGAAGTGCTTTACCGTGTTAAAGAAGTAATCTTCGGTGAAGTGGAAACCGTATTACCTACGTCTAAACTGGAAATGGAGAAGCTGATTCGCCACGAGAAGAAGTATGTTCGTGACGCTATGTTAGTAGCTGCTAACAACGCAGCGAAAGCGATGGAAACGGTGATGTGGGATCAGTGCATTGACGGTGGTTATAACAAGGCGATGAAGAAGTTTCTACAAGACTTCTGTATCTATCCGTATGCCGTGTTAGAAGGCCCTGTACCAGAAGTGCGGACGAATTTTGTGTGGAGTGGTAACACACTCAAAGCCAAAGACGAGGTTGTGTATGCGGTGAACCACGTGAGTCCGTTTGACTTTTTCTGGTCGTCAGACAGCACAGACGCACAGGACGGTTCGTATGTTATCGTTCGCAAGCGTTACTCACGTCAACAGCTAGTGAAAATGGCGAAGTTAGACTCTTATATTAAAGAGAACGTAGTGGCAGCACTAGAGCATTTCAGTGACGCTAACACTCCGGTTAACTGGTTGGGCGGTAATCCAGAGACTTCTGAAAATATTATTGCGTGGGACGGCAAGACTGCGTTAGAAGTGCTTAAGTATTATGGTGCGGTGCGCGGTGCGGTGCTAAAAGAGTATGGCTTAAAGGACGTAGAAGACAACGAGTATTATGAGTGTATCATTCATACGTTAGGTTGTTTTACCTTAAAAGTGGTGATTAACCCTAATCCAAACGGGCATAAGCGTCCAATTTATGTTACAAGCTACGAGAAGACGGGTAATGGTGTGATGGGCTTCGGTATTGCACAGAAAGTGAGAGAAGTTGAGCGTGCGTTCCAAAGCTGTCTTCGCGGTATGATCAAGAATATGGAATACTCAAGTGGCCCGATTGGTGAGGTTGACTTTAGCCGTATTCAGCAGTGGATTACTGATGACCAAGTAGGTGATATTGAGCCATTCACGGTGAACCCAGTTGATCCAGACCCTGTCGGTGGTGGTCGTCCAGCTTATATGTTCCATAACTTCCCGAACAATACGGCAGCGTTGAGTAATGTGTGTCAGTGGTTTATGTCTCTCGCAGACATTATGACGCAAATTCCAGCGAGTATTCACGGTCAACCGGTGGGTACAGGGGCTAACCGTACGTTCCGTGGTATGTCTATGTTATACGGTAACGCATTGAAAGGTGTGCAGAGTGGGATTACAAACATTGACGACGACGTCGTCTCTCCGTTTGCGACTGCTTTATATATGTATAACTTGAAATACAATGACCGTAAAGACATTAAAGGTGACGCAAAAGTTGTTGCTCGCGGTGCAAGCGGTCTTATGGAGAAAGAGCTTAAGAAAAATGATATGCTCGAAGCAGCACAGGTTGTGGCGAGTCTTGCTCAAACAGGACGAGTTAAACCAGAAGCGATTGACAAAGCGGTTGAGCGTGTGTTACAGGCTCTTGACTTGGTTGACTATGACCTTGATGACGTTATGGATAAGATTACAGGTGCGGAAGACGCACAGGTTGATCCAATGGCGATGTTACAGGAAGTACCACAAGGTCAACCACAACCAGAACAGGTTGAGCAGTAAAAATAATTTACATAAGTTAGTTGCTACTTACTAACTTATGTAATAGAATGTGTTGTAATATCAAAATAGGGGAAGAACTATGAGTTCACTAAATGGCCGTAAAATGAAGCTTGGCGACGTAGTTTACGACGTACTGAAAGGTATGGGTCAAGTTGTTCGTGACGGTGGCGGTACGCTTAATGTGGTGGTACGTTTCCGTGAAGGCGACGAATTGTCGTATGCACAAGACGGTACTTTCCAAGGTGAAAAACGCTTATATTGGAAACCACCTTACATTCTTGAGCCACGTGGCCCAGATGACAAAGCGTATGACGACGCGATTGCTTTAATCACACCTATCTACAATAAGTTGGTAGAACGTGAAAAAGGTAATAAATAAGTGGCAGGACTTTATATGGAGCAAGGTAATCGTTCCATTCGCAGACCTGTTCAAAATTGATTGCGAATATTGCTGGTGGTGGCGTGGAGTCTTAGTTGGGTCTATTATCACCACAGTATTATTCTTGTTGTTAGGTAAATTATTGGAGTTGCTATGACTTGCGAAATTACTACTGGCCGTAAGGTTGGTAATACGGTTCAAGCACAAGATCCAAATGTGTTGTTCAACGCTCGTTCTAGCAACACAGTATCGCATATCTTCCACGTCGATCCTTGCAAACCAGTGAAAATCTGTACGTTCGGGTTAGGCGATGAAGATGCACTTGAACTTCATAAGGTACATCCAAAGCCAGGCGTTATGCCACAAGGTTACGGCTGTATTTGTAGTGCAGAACCTGGTTCTAATACGAACATTGAAATGAGCGAGCCGTTCAAAATCGACGGTAAGGTCGTTGAGTTAACGAATAAAAACAGTGCGGAGTTCTTAACAATTCCTGGTTTATTCGTGTTAGTAATGAAGAAAGAAACTATGTTAGGTAAAATCTTCTGTACCATTACTGACGTTGAGTGTTGCTGCTTACCTAACAAGCTAATTATTGGTAACTAACTATGTCGCAACCGGTTCAAATTATTTCACCACAATCCACATCAACGCTATCCAGTGTGTTTCAAGTATACCCTGGTTATGCGATGGTGATTTCGTCGTTTAATTTTCAAGGCGAAAAACATAACGACGTAGGTGACGTGATTGAAGAAGGTGATTGCGCGGTGTTACACAAGCTGAAAGTAGAACACGGAACAATGCCACACGGTAACGGCTGTGCTGACGGAGAGTGCAGACAGTGTATTTTTGAACCGAGTGAGCTAAAAATCGTTGGTTCTGAACCCGTAATGTTGTGTGAAGAAACGATGACACACTTCTGCGGGCAGAACCTAACGGTGCTATCAGTACCAGGATATTACGCGTTCGAGTTGTGTCGCGAGAAATCTCTTGGTAAAGTGTCTATTGAAGTGGAAGAAATCACCGCTGACGTAGCTAAATTGATTCCACAAAACTTTTTCCACGGAGCTTAAAATGGCAAGATGTATGAAATGCGGTAAATCAGCAGGTATTCCTTCTTCTATTCCTATGAAGGATATGCGTACTGGTACAATGCGCACCGTAACAACAAGCGCAGATTTAGCTGGTGCTAAACCTAAGTTGAAAGACCAGCGTGGTATGAACCAAACTAAACTTAACGTGAAGAACCCTCTACGTGGCTAAGATTAGATTCGGTGCTTACACCGTAACTGAAGAAGATATGAATTTGTTGACAAAGCTGTTCGCAGACCCGCTAATGGCTCAACAGTTCGTATCTTTTTTGGATAAGGTGAAGCGTACCAACGAACAGTTGCACGGTCAGACAGCCCAGATGTATTTAATGACTGACTCTCCGGAGCAACGTGCTATGTCCTTGGCCTATAAAGGCAAGGCGGAGTTTGCGTTAGAAATGACGCAGTTAGTTAAACAAGTCAATAAATAGGACACGGATTTATGGCTAAATATCAATTTGCGGATCAAGCCCGCAGAGTTCTGGAAGAAAACGGAGTAGTTGTCAACGACGACGGTACTACTGGATTCGCTAAACAACCGGAACAAGTCGTTGTAGGCGGTGAGCCACAACAACCAGCAGCACCTGTGCAATCTACTAATGTAGTACAGGAAGCACCACAGGAGCAACCAACTCAAACTGAAGCACCTGCGCAAGCAGAACCTGCTACACAAGCAGAGAAAGACGAACGTGATCGTTTAATCGAGATGCAACGTCAAGAGTTGGAAGAATTACGTGCGAAAGCAAACCAAGCTCCTGCTCAAACACAGCCTGTTAAATCAGAGCGTGAAACAGAATTAGAGAACGAACTCGCATCATTACGCGCACAACTATCTGAAAAAGAAGTAGCGCAGTCAGCAGACGAGTTTCGTGCGATGTTGGAAGCACAAGGGTTCGACAGCGAGCATTTAGACGATGATGTATTATTAGAAGTACGTCGCCAGTTAATCGCGCCAACGGCGAAGAAATTATCTGCGATTGAGCAACGTCTAGCTAAAGCGGAAGAAAAATTCCGTGACCCTACTCCAGCAGAACTTCTTGAACAAACCAAGCGTAAGGCGGTGCAAGAAGTTAAGAAAGCAATCCCAGACTTTGACACAATCTTCAACTCAAAAGAGTTTAAAGATAAGTTAATGTCTACCGACGACCGATTCCCTACGGCAACTTATGGCCACGCTTTACAAGAAGCGTTAGAGAACGGACGTTCAGACTTTATTATCCGTGAGGTGAAAAACTTTATGGGTGGTAAAACAGATCCTTTAGCGTCTATCGCAGACGTAAGCGGATCAAATGGTGCGGGTAAAGCAGCAGAAGCGAAAGCGGAAGAAAGTGGCTTTACATTCACCGATGAGGAAGCTAGAAAAATGTTGAGAGCATTTCAAATGCGTGATATTTCTCGACAGGAGTATAGTGAATATCGATCAAAACTGGACGCATATCGTCTAGGTAAATAACACAATAGGAGCTAACAATGGCGCAAGCAGGTTTAGGTTCAGCGTCCGGTTATGGCAGTATCCACGATACTCCTCTCGCAACGAAAGGTTACCATAGCCGTATCATTGAACGCGGTTGGGAAAAAGACATCTTAGGTGAGATCGTTAATACCCGTATCGTAGCGCAAGCGTTCGACTGTAACCAAGTCGTAGAATTTATCTTACAACCGGACGTAGGCCCGTGGCGTAAGTATGAAGATAACCAAGTTATCAAACCGGACACCGTTCAAATCACTTCGGTGCAAATGACTCTTTGTAACCAAGCGTACAAAGCGATCAAAATTGATAACAACTTACAACGCAATCTTTGCCAATTCTGGTCAAAATTCGAAGCAGGTTTCTTAGATTCTTGCTACCGCGAATTATCTGGTATGTGGCACAGCTTCGTATTATCAGCAATGGTATTAGAAGCAGACCGTCGCAACAAAGGTGCAAACGCTGGTCGTGAACGCTCTATCAACTTAGGTACAGTTGGCGCACCAGTTCGCGTTACCCCAGGTAACTTACCTGTGAACTTAATGAACTTACGTAACGTATTAGTACACAATAACCGTTGGAAAAACGGCGAAATGTTCTTAATCGTTCCACCTGAGTTCAGCAACGTAGTTATTCAGTCTGAATATCGCCTAGCGGCTGATATTTCTTGCTGTAAAGATCCGTCAATGTTGTTAACTGGTGAATTACCAGGACAATTAGCGGGCTTCCGTACTATCGAGTCTATGCGTACAATCAGCGCGTTTGACCCGACAGTGAACAAACAAGCGTATTACATCTTAGCGTTCTGGAAAGAAGCGTTTGCTTTCTATGGTGACATCACCGAAGGTCGTATCATTGAAGATAAAGACTACTGGGGTCGTCAATACCAAATGGCAGCGTTGTGGGGCGGTAAAGCAATTTACGGTGATGCAATCGCAGTTGGCTATTGGACTTTTGAGTAAGGAGTTTAAAAGATGGCAAATGTAATGCTAACACTCGGCGGCCCATACCGCTACAACCGTTCTTCTACCGCTCGTCAACACGTGTATGATGAAAGCACAAATGGCGTAGCAGAACGCATCGCTGGTGAGTATATGCACGGTTTATTTACCGTGGGTAACTCTTTAAACCCTATGTTCAGTGAAGGTCAAGCGGAAGCGTTAGACTTAGCTAAAGTGGAAGCAGGTGATTTTATCGGTTTATTCGAAATCCCAGCTAACCATACGTTATTAGACGTAGCAGTTCGCGTATTCCCAGTGCAAGCTGAACGTGGTTACCAAGGTAAATTAAACGCTGATGGTTTAGTAGTTTCTGTTGAAGCTCACGAATACAGTCAAGAAACGTTACAACCTACCGGTAAAACCATTGACTTAGTGGAAGCGTTAAACGGTATTCCAGCTAACGCTGAAGCGTTCAAACGTAGTGCGGTTAAACCTGGCGAAGGCGGTCACTGGATCGAAAGCGACAAGTTTATCGTATTAGGCTTAAAAGTGGATAGTCTTCCTTCGGAAAAAACCGTCAAATTATCTGACATCACTGCCCGCGTAGAAGTGACTGGTCACGTGTTTGACTACGAATGTCCTATTCACGTTTAATGACGGGGCGTGGGGTAACACCCACGCTTTAACTTATGGCACGAAAATTTACGGACTTAGCTCGCCAAGCTAGAGAACGTTATAACCAACAAACAGATGGAGACCAAGAGATGGCTCAAGATACAATGAATGTTGCCCCACCTATGGCAAAGAAAGCAAAATTTTTACGTGACGCAGACGGTACACTCTACCCGTGGGTTCCTGAATTAGCGGCGCGTGGTGACTTAGTAGCAGCTTATGACCCTGAAAAACCAGACGCGTTCGCTGATGACCAAGCACAAATTGCATTAAACCGCGAATTAGAAATCGCGAAAGAACGTGCAGACGCAGAAGAAGTAGCTCGCCTTGAAGCACAAAAACGTGCGGAAGAAGAAGCAGCTAAACGTGCAGAAGCAGAGCAAATCGCACAAGCTAACCAACGTAACTTGACACAAGCGCAAGAAGCGTTAGCACGTCAAGAAGAAGAACACGCTAAGAAAGTAGCTGAACTTCAAGCACAGATTGACGCAATGGCTAAACAACAAGCAGAAGTTGCGATTGAAAAACCTAAAAAAGCTAAGAAAGCAAAAGCAGAGAAACCTGCTGAAGTAGAAGTACCTACTGAAGTAGAATCTCCTGTTGAAGAAGTGAAAGAAGAAATTAACTTTGACGAATTGGATGACTAATGACTACGATTAGTGACTTGATTGTCCGCGCAGCGCGTGACTTAAATGACTATACAGACGGAGTGCCTAACAAACAATTCCAACGCTGGACGCAAGAACAGCTACTTGGCTATTGGAACGAAGCACTTTGTGTGATGTATTCTCTCAATCCGAGTAAATTTAAGGGCGCAAAAGTAGCTAAGTTGAAACCTGGTATCAACCAAGTGTTCGATGAGTGCAAGCGTGTACTATCAGTCATCGGTGTAAGCGACAAAGACGGAAATGTGCTTTATGAGATCGAGCAAGACTCTGAAGACAAGAAGTTAAAATGGGGTGGTTTCAGACCTCGCTGTTGTACAACGTTTACCCACAATCGTGATTTTAAGTTAACCAGTTATCGTATTTTAACGGATAAGGACGGCTCGGTTATGGTTAAACCGGCCGTCCCTTATGGTATGGACGTTCATCTTAAATTTATGTGTGAAACACCACCACGTGAGTTTACGATGAACAATTTAAGTGTTGCGGCAGAACAATCGAACTGTATTGATGTGACAATGGGCGTACACTGGGTATTGTTTCGAGCGTTGATGGTAGATGAAGAAAGCCAGTCGTCAAATTCACTCGCAACGCAGCACTTAAACTTGTTCTTTAAATTACTCGAAGTTAAAACAGATAATGATAAAGATAGCAACTACAATCTGGAAGGTGTACCAAGTGTACTTAAACAGGTAGTTGCACGTGAAATAGCGAGATACCAGTTGGGGATTAAATAATGTTAGACCAGATTGAAACTGTACCGTTGTCCTATTTCATTGATGAGCTTATGATATTAGACGGAATGGAGCAGCCAATGGCGGAAGACTATATTCGCAAGGCTGCTATTGACTTCTGTACTAAGACGCAAATTATCAGACGCACGGTAGAGATTGAGCTAATATCGTGTGCTGATGAATATTTACTGGATCTTGAAGAATGTGACCGTGTGGTTAGTATTCAAGAAGCCTGTGGGTACGAGGTGCTAAGTAAAGAACCTTGTACTGGACCGAATTGCAGCGGACACTACGTATGGTACGTGTCGCCAAATAGCTTAAAAGTTAGCCCTACACCTGTCGTTAGTGGGGACAAGTTAAGGGTCGTGGTGGCCGTTGCACCTAAACAAGATTGTTGTGAGTTAGACGAGCTCTTATACCAGAACTATCGCGAAGCGATCATTGATAAAGCACTTTCAATGTTGTATAAGATTAAACAGGCACGTTGGTTCGACTTAAATCTCGCAACCATACACGAAAGAGATTACAGACAAGCTGTCACCCTAGCCGGAGCGGATAGACTACTCGGTGTTAGACGTGGCAAAATCCGATTGAGAGCAGGTGGTATTTATGGCTAATTGTGGTTGCAAGCCGTGTAGCAAAGAGTTACCGGACGCAAAAAGAAAATGTAAAGAGTTCTCGTTGTGTGTAGGAAACAAGTCGCTACATTATGACGGGAACTGTTTATATGTAACAGACAGAAAGTTTAAGATCCCTAACGGTACATATACGTCAATTACCTTCCAAGAAGGTTGTATTGTTGGTGTAGGCGAAGCACCTTTACCTGTTTATACACCACAAGCGTGTTGTGACGGTGAAGCAACGACCAATGTAGTGCAAGTTGAACCACTTACTACTTCAGACGAAGTAGGCAATCTCGCTAAGATTGAGAATAACAAACTTACCGTTAACCCTGCGTGGAAAAATTCAGACACCGTAACCGTAGGTGGCAACGGTACTACTAACAAACCGTGGAAAGCGAGTGTTGTTCTTGACCCTACGCACAACCGTATCTCTAGTAGCACGAAAGGCTTAAAGGTAGAATTAGAGTTCGCTGACTCTGATACTGTTTCTATTGAAGGTACTGGTTCAAAAGATAGCCCTTATAAGTTCAACGTAAATACTATCCGTGCATCTCTACCAGAGATTAATGCAGTGGAAGTGGTTGGTAATGGGTTTACTATTACTAAAACGGGTTTAGTGAAAGCTGATCCTAACCTAAATATCGTAACAAACTTAGAATTTATGAGTGATGCGTTTACAGTAATTAACACTGGCGTGGCTACACAGGTTGTTGTGAATGAACCGAAGTTACGTTCTGGCGCGCTAGACTATGACACAGTGGTCAGCAACATTATCGCAAATCCTGATCTGGTGGCTAAGTTGAAAGCAGCACTAGGAGTATAGTATGAACTTACTCTATAAGAACTTTAAAGGATTAATGCCACGCTATGACGACCATCTCTTAGGAGATGGTTTTGCCACAACTGCGAAAGACGTAAATCTGTGGCACGGTACATTACGCCCATTCCGTGAGAAGAAACTTTGTCACGCTATTAAAGCAACTACTAAGTCGGTGTTCTACGACAACTGCTGTTGGAAAGAGTTTGACAAGTGCGTTGAATTTACACGAATGAATACGACCTGTGGTAGACAGGTTGTGACAGGGTTATTTGATTACCCTGCTACTGCGTGTTCTGATGAGTGTAACCCGAAATGGATTCGCCTAGGGCTACCTTCTCCAAAGGGTACGTTATCCGTAGAGCGTATCGATCCGTTAAAGGAGATTCAAAGCTGTTATTCAGAGAACTTAATTGACGCGATTGACTACCAACGTGTGTCAAGAACTTACGTTTATACGTATGTAAATAGCTGTTGTGACGAAGGCCCACCTAGTTATCCGTCTGAACATATTGACGTTGACGACGGTGGCAGAGTTATGCTTACTGGCTTCGCTATCCCACCGGCTGAATACGGGGTTGAAAAGGTACGTATCTATCGCCTTGCGAGTGGATTCGATCAAACAAATACCACGATTGATAACTTTATGATTGAGGAAAAGAACGCATTAAGTGAGTTCTATCTCGTAGCTGAAGTAAATATCAATGACGGTGCGTTCGTAGACGACAAGCACGATTATGAATTAGGTTATGCCTTAGAAACGCAGGAGTATGCAGCACCACCTAAAGATTTACGCGGTATTATTTCTGTTGACGGTACACAGTTAGCTGGTATTACAGAAGGAAACAAAGTTCGCTTTTCAACGCCTAACTTCCCACACGCGTGGCAGGAAGCTGATGAGCTTACCATTCCAGATACGATTCAAGCACTGATTGAGTTTAACCACAACGTTATTGTTTTAACTTGCGGTGCGGTGTATCTGATTGAGCCGATTGAAGACTGTAAAACAGTTGGTTGTCGCAGAGTGCGTAAGACGTTGGAAGACTATCCGTTAATTAGTTGTTGTGGTGGTCACGGCTATGCACTTACTCCGAAAGGGGTTGTGTTCGCGTCTATTGACGGGTTGATCCTAACAGACGGTGTTCAAGCGACTAACATCACTTCACCCTACTTCGCACCTGACGATTGGAAAGCATTGCACCCTGATCGTATGAGCGTTGCATACAACAGAGATAGCGTATATTTCTTTAGCGACGTTGCTAGTTATTGCCTACAATTCCCTGTAAGTTTAGCTTCGTGGGAAAACTCTAATTTAATTGAGTTATCAGACAAACCACAGTTTGCCTTCGGAGCAAACGACGAGCTTTATTTAGTCGAGAAAGACGGTGTGTATCGCTGGGATAGAGGTGACAAACTACGTCCGTATCAGTGGGTAGGTAAGAAAGAGATTTCGCCTACGCAGATAAACTTTGCGGGAGCTAAGGTAAGCCGATATAATAACGGAGATGTTACGTTCAGGATAACTGGCGATAATATCTTAATCAAAGAATACGAACCGGTGGAGACAGAGAAATTCCGCCTACCAAGTGGTCGCAGAGACGTTGAGTTTCAAGTTGGTCTACAAGGTACAGCAGAAGTGTATCAAGTTGAGGTTTCCACAAGTTATAGAGAGTTAGGCACGGTATGAAAGTACAAACAGTAAAATTCCCACAAACCCCTGAAGCTACCCTTGAAGAAGTCAATAAACTACGAGTATTTATTGACAAGTATCACCAAGAGCGTTTTAACTACGAACAAACTATGCCGTCTGAAATGGTGGCGGTTATGTGGCACTCCGCGCAAGTTGACTTCCTTGAAGTATTAAACGACGAGGAAGAACGTGTAGGTGTAGCTATGGTGAGTATTTACCCGAAAGGTGATGGTACTCGCGGTGCAACAATGATGGCAGCATACATTGACGAGCCATATCGCGGACAGGGGTTATTTAAGCAGATGATTGGACTAGCGAAAGTAGTTTATCGCGCACGTAATATCACGACGTTAGATATTCCGGTGGATAGCGACAAAGACTTAAGCTGGTTCGGTGGTCTATATATGAAGACATACAGATCGGAGCTATAATTTATGGCTGGTAGTTCTTGGCAAAATGTACCCATTAAACCAAATAACTCTGCGTTTCCTGCGATTGTTCCAGGTGCAGACGCTACTCCACCTACGCCTTCTTCCTCAAAAGGGAAAGAGGCCAATGACTTTCCTGGTGCATTAAACGCTGGGTGGAGTGACTATTTCCAATGGGTGAGCAAGGACTACTCTGCGTGGCAAGCACAGTTTGATAAAGCTGAAGCTGCACGTGTAGAAGAAAGCCATCGTTGGTTGAAGTATTATGAAGACGTTTACAACAATGAAATGAGCTGGTGGAAGAAAATCACTATGTTCGCCTTGAACGGTATTCAGTTGTGGGCGTTATGGAAGCAGTTCCAACAACAACGTGATTTAGCTGATAAAACCTACGACATTGCAAAACGTGTGCAAAAGATTGCGGAAGAACTATTTGACTTCTACAAAGGCACTTACTACCCGCACGAAATTGCACTTGGTAAACAAATCAACGATTATTTTGCACAGCCATACTGTGCAGACTACGAAGGTACTGGTGCTAAGTTTGAAGAAAATATGCGAATGGCGTTCCGTAAATCACGAGAAGACGTTACTCGTTGCACTAGCTCTAATTGTGCCAAGTTTACAGATAGCGACGCATTATCTTGGGCTATTGAGCAAGCACAGTCTGTTGGTAACGCACGTAACGGTGCATATCGCTATGAAGAACTCCGTAAAGATACCAAAGACAATAAGTGGTTAGAGTTACGAATGAAGTATCTACAAATCGGACGTAACGTTTCTGCTGAAGGTCAGCAAGGTATTATGAAAGCGTTTAATACGTTTAGTAGTTTCGGAGCAGACCCAGGTGCTGCACTTAACCAGTTGCTAGGTACACTGTCAAGTACAGTCGGACAAATGATTTCTTCTCCTGTATCGCCGAAAGGACAGTTACCGGATATTAAACAAAGCAATCTTATGTATCAACCTTACTTTGCGAACGTTATGCAGTCTGGTGATATTCAGCCGGCTAAACCACAGAAACTTTCTTACACGGGGTAACAGATGGCTAATTTAGATAACTATAAGCAACTTGCCGATGCGCAAGGTAGCGCGTACGAGAAAGCGCTAAAAGCCCGTGTAGATCACGAACTCACAGAGCAGCGAAAGAACTATGCGTCTTGGGCTAAAAAGTTTTCCGAGGCAGAAGACCAACGTCGTATCGAGGAAGATAACTGGCGAGAGTTTTATAAGAAGGTCTACGAGGAAGAAAACACGTGGTGGAAAGACTTAATCTTCTATGTGTTGAACGGAATACAACTCTGGGCGTTGGTGCAACAATACAACCAACAGAAAGAGATTGCTGACAGAGTATATGACCTGGCCAACAGACAGCAGTCACTTGCGGAAGAAATGTATAGCCACTACAAAGCGCAGTACCAACCACACGAGATTGCATTGGGTAAACAGATTGACAATTACTTCGCTAACCCATACAGACCACAGTACGATACAACGGGTGGTCGTTTTGTCGTTAATGCCCGCGCGCAGATGACAGGTAAGCGACGTGAAGTGTTGATGTGTGCTAGTCAATACTGTACTGGTGCGGTAAAAACAGCACTACGTGACTTAGCAGTAAGAGAAGCTAACTTAGTTGGTAATGCGATGAACAGTGCGATTAAATATGAGAACCTACGTGAACAACGTATGGAAGACAAATGGTTGCAAGTTCGCTTATCGTTTATTCAAACTGGACGTGGTGTATCTGGTCAAGCTGTTACAGGTATTGACGGTGCGCTTACAGCATTTAGCCGATTTAACGCAGACCCAGGTGCTGCATTAAGTCAATTATTAGGTACTGCGGCATACACGATTGGTGGTATAATCCCTTCACCTAATTCTTCACGCGCTGCTCCGATTGTGGAAGCAACGCCAGCATACACACGTGGTTCTGCTACGACACCGCGTTATGTTTCATCAGTAGTAAAAGGATAAATTATGTTTATTATATCTCCAACTAGAGGTGGTTATCGCGGTGACGTGGTAAATAGCGGTTTTCGTCAAGGTAGACAAGACGCGTACCGTGATTATATTGACAACTACAACTTTGCATTAAGAGCAGACGCCGCGACAAATGCGGAGAACCAAATGAATGTTCAACGCGCAGCTAACAACTATGCGTTGCAAAATCAAATGCGCAGTGGCGCACGTAATGAAGCCTACAACTTCATCGCAGACAGTGGCAAGATCGACGACGCACTTACTGCGACTGACATTAACTTCGTGAAAAATGCTGACTTACGTAACCCAGAGACGATCCAACAATTAGGTGAGTCACAGGCTACTCAAGTTAGAGCAACGCAGAACGCCAACGAAAACACTGCTGCATATAAAGCGAATAAAGCTCAATCTTATGTCGAGCAACAACCGTTGGAAGCGAAAGAGCGTGAAACGAAATTAGAGTCTGGCATTACTACTAACCAGTTTAGTAAACAGAAAGGTTCTTTAGGGATGGAGTCTACTGACTGGTTGTCTACCTACGGTGGTGAAAAAGGGTATGAGCCATACATTGACAAACTTGTAGACGCAAGAACAACAGAACTTGTGGAAGAAGCTAGACAACGTGGCGAGGTGCTAGATCCAGTTGAGGTTAAACAACAACTCGCGTCAGACCCAGACTTCATCAAACAAGGGTATTCTGAATACCAACAAGTGCTATCGCAAGCACAGAACCAACACAACTTAAGTAGCGGGTATTACACCGACCAAAATGGTAATCCAGTAAACCCGAGATATGGTTCCAGAAGTAGAAGTGATGTTGGTACAAAATCTACAACCACAAAGGCAAGTAACCCACAGATTAAGTCATACAAAATGGGCGAAAGTTTTGAAGCATTTAAGAACGCTACTCCACACGAGTATATCTCAGCTAACGCAATTCGTAGCGGTAACACAATTTATCTCGCAAATGGTCAGATGATTACCTTCCCGCCCGATACAGATATGAACGAAGTAGTGAAACAATATCAAAAAGATGATATGATTAACAACGCAGAAAAAATTCAATAAAAAGGTGAGTAACTAACAATGTCTAAAGAATTAGAAAGTTACTTGGATAATAAAAACGTCCAAGCATTTTTAGGTTTAATTCGTGACACTGAAGGGACGGCAAAAGGTGCTGACCCTTATCGTGTTTATGGCGGTAGTGCGAAGAACCAAATTAAAGACCTTTCCAAACCAGACTTCAAACGCTGGGGTTTCACACAAACTGACGGTAAGAAAAATACGTCGTCAGCAAGTGGTGCGTACCAGTTCTTAGAACGTACTTGGAATGGTTTAGCTAAACAACACGGATTAAAAGACTTCTCGCCACGTTCACAAGACTTAGGTGCGGTTGCATTGCTTAAACAGTCTGGTGCATTAGACGCAATCTTAAAAGGTGACTTTGACACCGCTGTTAAGAAAGCTAACCGTACGTGGGCGAGTCTCCCAGGTTCACCTTACGCACAGCATACTCGCAGTAATGAATATGTAGCTAATTCCTTGGCGAAACATTTAGGTGAAGACGTAGACCTGGCCAAATACAAGATGCCAGTAGGTGGTGAAAACCCAAAGCAGAAAGCACCGATGCAGGTGAACAAGTCGACTTCGCAAGCAACTCCGGTGCAGACACAGACAGTATCGACTTCGCCAGTGACAAACCAAAAGGTAACGACAACAAGCATAGCGTTGACAATAGTGTCAGCGATCTTGCGTTTATTCCGCAAGCGGTAGCACAGTTAAATGACGGTTCTCAAATTGTTCCGGAGAACCAAGCAGAAAGTGCGTTCCTACAACACGTGGCGAATAACCCGACACGGACCGACGAAGAAAAAGAACGTATCGCCAAAATGGGTATGTTCTTAGGCCCAGATAAGTTTGACGTTGACTTCACTGCGCAAAAACGCGCTCAACTCCCTACTGAGTTGGACGAACCTTTAAGACGAATGATTAGAGAAGTATAGTTATGGGAAAATACGACACGATCCTATTCGGTGAGAGCGGAACGGAAAAACCTCAGTTCAAATCGAAATACGACAATATCTTATTCGGAGACACCACACAGCCAGCAGCAGAACCTGCTGGCGAAGTCGTATCTGAAACACAGGAAAATACAGAAGATCCATTGGCAGGTTTACCACAACAAGAAACTAAGAAAGACTATAAATCTTACTTAGGCGACTACGGTGTGTCTGCTGATTACGGTAACAATATCACTTACAGTGACTTGAACAAACGTATGGAAGCCGACAAGGTAGATACAAACGTTCGCCGTGAAATTCAACAAGAGTGGTTCAAAGGCTATCAAAAATACATTGACCGCCTACCAGAAGGTGATGACAAAAAAGCCCACCAAGAACATCTTAAAGAGTTGTCTGAACTTCCTACTACGTACTTAGAAAATACGTTGACTAACCAAGCGTCAGAAGGTATTAAACGTGGAATCGTAGGTACAGAAGCTGCGATTGAGGGTGTTAAAAACTTAGCACTTAGCCACGCCGACGTGATTAATGCTTCGGATAAAGACTTACTCGCGAAAGAAAACCCTGACTTACTTGCTCGCGTAGAGAAAGCAGGTGGTATTGACTACATTCAAAAAATCGGTAACGCAGTTAGAGATCAAGATATTGACTTATCTGGTGTAGGTTCTACGGCCTTATTTGGTGCTACTGAAGCAGAACGCAAACTTGGTACTGAATTAGTAGACGCTTTATCCAAGGCACGTGCGAAAGATGTAATTTCTCGCACTGACGCAGAAGGCGAAGAAGTAGTTATACCTGACGGTACAGTTAAGAAAATGTCGAATATCCAAGCTGCTGACTACTACAACAAAGCACCTTCTCGTATCGCAGGTGAGAAAGAAGCGGCGGAGAAATTCGACGAAGACGTACTTAATTCGATGGCCACCGTTGACGGTTGGAAACATATTGTTGGTTCTGCGTTCCGTTCTTCTGCACAAAACGTACCTACACTACTCGCAGGTACAGCAGCAATGATGGTAAACCCGATGGTCGGTCTTGCGATTATCAACAGTGGTAACATTACCGATCAACAACTTCAAGGTATTCAGAACTTAGCTGACGAAGAATATAAGAAAATCCACGGTGAAGACGCAAACGTAACAGACTTGTCTGCTGCGGAATATCTTAACTTCTTAGACAAATTAGCGGGCGAAGGTAAAGTTACCGAGCAAGCGGCTAAGAGCTTTAAGGTTGGTGTCGGAATGACACTCGCTGAACAGGCGACTGGTGGTGTTGTGGGTCACTTAGGATCTGCGATCGGTGGTATGACAGTTAAATCACTGGCAGGTAAATTAGCTGCTGGTGGTGCAGCACTTGGTGTTAAAAGTACGTCGGAAGGTTGGGAAGAAGTTGCGTCTCAAATTGTTGAGAACGTTGGCAATGGTAAAGAGTGGAATGACGGTTTATCACAGGCGTTCGTACAAGGCGTATTCTCTGTGGAAGGTCTGGCACAAGGCGCAGGTAAAGGCTTAAATAAACTACGTGAATACAAAAAATCACAAGGTGAAAAAGAAGAAGCCGTAGAGAAAGCCACTGAACAAAATCTCGCAGAAACAGCAGAGCAAGTAGCTGAAACTAAATCGGAAGAACAAACCGAACCACAACCTGAAGTACAGGCAGAGCCTACTGCTGACGATATTAATGCACAACTTGAAGAAGCACGTGAGCAACAAGAACCTGACTTTGACCCGCTACACACTCGCGAGTCGTTAATGTCAGAGTACGATGCGATCACACGTGCTATCGGTAATGGTGAACCAACACCTGAACAATCGCAACGTTTAGCGGACATTGAGAGTGAGTTCACAACACAAACTAAAAATGAGAAAGGTCAGACTGTAACCCGTAACGAGTTTGCTAAGGCTTACCGTGAATGGCAGACTGGCACTGGTGAGTTTGCAACAACACAGGACACGGTAAATGAAAGTAGAACTGATAATCGAGATGGCTCGCAAGATGTTAACGGGCAGCCTATCGAACAAGGAGCTGTTGTCTCTGACACCAGCGCAACGGAACACAGTGGTCAAACTAGCGAACCAGTTTCGCCAGTTGAAACCGAAACCACTACCGCAGGACATAGCGAGTCCAACACGGGGATTACTGAGAATCCTGTTGAACAACCGAACAATAACACGCCAGAAAGCGATCCAGTTGGGCTTGACGGACGCACCGGAGAAACAGTCGGTGGACGACGAGAACAAGGAGAACTGGGGCAAGAAAGAAGCCAACAAGGTAATCAATCTTCGCAAGAGACAGTCTCTGGAAGCACAGACAGCGGAGTACGCGAACGCGCGCAAAGCGATAGCGTGGGAGAAACATTAACGCCGAGTGAAAGACTAGCATACCCTTCATTTATGTCTGACGATGAAATAATTGCGTCTAAGAATAGACTAAAAGCCTTCTGGGAAGAAGCTAAGAAAGACGCAAATACTCGTGAGTTCTTAAAGGCTGATAAGGGTACGTATAGATCTAAGGCTGAAATGGTTTCTGCTATGCAACGCGCAATGCAAGAGCATTTAGACGACGCTGAAACAAACTCTGAGATATTTAAACACGCGTCTTACTTAGCCAACCAACACAAAGGAAGAAAAGGCTGGGGTGGTAAGAGTGCAGACATATCGCTACCACACGGTGCAAAAATGTCGTTATCTAACGTTATAGGTACAGCGGAGAAAGAACACCGTATTGAACAGGGTAAAAATGAAACAAAATCAGAAAGTAAACGAGATACTGTGGCTACTGAACAGTCCACAGAACAATCTGCTGTACCTAACAAAACAGCAAAGGTTAGCGCGTCTGACCTTAATACTTCACGCAAAACAGATGTTACTAAGACCGGTAATGCTGAACAAAAACCTTCAGTTGCAGATAGTAAGGTAGAGAAAGAAAATGCCAAACGTCGTGCGATTGAAAGTGCGGTAGCAAGCGAAAAAGAACGTGTCGCACCAGAGTCTAAGTTCACGAAAGAATTTAAAGGCAATGACCTTCGCACTAATCAACGTAAAGCATACGAATTACTGAAAGGTGCGGACGAAAAAACAGCGGAAGAAATTCGTGAAGCGTTCTTTAAAAACTCACCTACTGCGTCAACAGCGTCGTTTGAAGCAGCGAAACGCGGTTACTTACGCCCTAACGCACGTAACCCTAAACACCAAGCGTTCGCAGGTAGCAAAGTTGACTTAGTTGGTTTTGACTTCAATGATAACCCAGTCTATAAAGACCAAGAAGTTGTTTATGAAGACATTAAGAAATCAACTGCGATTGAAGATAAAGTGACAGAGCTTCTCGCTAATCCAGACTTGGTCGAAGATATTTCTGCGTTTCATAAGAAAGCGGTGGACGATGCGTTCAATATTAAATACCTAGAAGGTAAACGTGAGCGTGTACTAACTGAAGCTCTACCGCACCTTAAAGACGCAGACGGTAAACCAATCACTGACACGTCGAAAGTAACAGACGGTGACTTAGTTGCTCTCGCAATCGACGAAGAAGCTAAGAAAGGAATCGACGTTAAGTCTCTTTTAGGTCGTTTCTTGAAACGTCTTAATGCTTTATTGTCTGCGGTTGTTGCAGTGGTCGGTGTAAGTGCGATGACTATTCCACAGGACGCTCACGCACAGGCTGGCTTCGCTACTTATGAAAGTGGCCCACAAATCGCAGGTGTTTCGCAAGAAGCAAGCAATACGATCAACTGGGTTAAAGCAACGCACGATAACAACGGTAAAGTGTTTGTTGTCGCAGACAAAAATGAAGGTAAGATCCACGTAGTAGACAGCAACGGTAAAGTTCTCGATACACAAAATGCGATCTTCGGCCGTAATAAGTCTAATGATAACGTGGCTAACTCTACACCGAGTGGACGTTTCAAACTTCAGAAAGCACTCACGACTAAAGCGAGTGATAAGCGTGTATTCGGTGACGACGTTTTAACTTTAACTGATACAGTAACCGGTAACAACGTAACCAAAAAAGACGGTGGCGTTATCGCGATGCACCGCTTATGGAACAAACCTGAACGTGTGAAAGCGATCAACTCTGCGTCAGCAAGCGACAACTATATGTCCGCTGGTTGCATTAACGTGCCGACTGCGTTCTATAACTCGGCTGTGGATAACCTTGACGGGGCGATGGTGTATATCTTAGATAACAAAGACGCACCAAAAGCTGAAAACGCTCAGAAAACCGGTAACGCTACGCAAAAAGTAGCGAAGTCTAGTACTGCGACTAAGTCAGAATTCACCAAAACAACGCCTACTAAACAAGGTAAATTCGGTGTTTCTAAAGTTAAGTTCAGTACGGCTGACTTTTCTGCATTAGACACCAGCTTAACGAAGGATAAAGTTAAACGTACGTTAGACAGAGTGCTTGGTCAACACGCTAAGGATGTAACCGTTATTTCACGTGCGGACTTTAACTCTACACAGGCTTCGCATTATATCTTTAAAAACGGTATCGAAGGTTTCTATGACGACGCTACCGGACACGTGTATATCGTCGCGGACGGTATTCACGCTCAAAATGGATTAAGTGCAGAAGATCGTGTAGGTTTCGTTGCGTGGCACGAAATGACACACTTAGGGTTAGATACTAAATACGGTACAGACTTACGTGCTATCTTACAGACCGCAGCAGCAAACGACACAATCGCAAAACTTGCGGAGAAAATCCAGCTTGAACGTGCGAGCCGTGGCGAAGCAGTATCTGTAAACGAATATATGGCGGTTGAAGAAGCCTTAGCTGAATTGAACGCGGCGTTAAAAACTGACAATGTGAAAGCGTTGGAAGAACGATATGGTGTAGAAATTCCAGAAGGTTTACGTAGCCAAACGGAGAAAGCAACGGACAATCTATTCACTCGTATTCGCAACGTGATCCGTAAAGTGTTAGGTAAACCGGTGATGACTAACCAACAGGTGAAAGACTTATTCGCTGGCTTAGACGAAGCTATCGCTAAACACGCTGCACCTGAGTCTGTTGCAGTCACCGCACGATTAAATGAAATCGCCCACGATGTGAAAGAAGGTGTTAACTTAGACGTTGACTACTCGTTACGATCTGCGATTGATACAATCAAAGACGCGTTGAATCCGCACTTGGAAAAAGTGGCGGATAAATTATCCGGAAACAAACACGCAAGTAAGATTGCAGATCCTGCTGGTTTCAACCCTAACTCGATTGATACCACAGTAACGCAGAAACAAAAAGTGAAAGGCGACCTTTCACCTCGCGAACGTTTATTTGAAGCTCTCGCAGACTCTCAATACTCTGCTATCAAATTCATTGGTGGTTACAGTACAGAGCTTGCACACAAAATCAAAACAACTGTTAATGCCGTAGCGCATCAACAAAAACAGTTCCAGAAGAAAGTATTTGCTTTCAGCGACAAAATGCGTGAAGCAGCGAAAAGCAGACCTGACTTGTACACTCGCAAAAACCGTCAAGCGATTGATACTGACGTAATGGTTGTAACTACCGCATTGTCTGCGATTACTAAGTCAACCACTGCACTTTCTTCAAACGAAGCGATCCGTGAGAAATACCAACGTATGCTAGACGGTTTCGACTATACCGACCAACAAGGTAACGTGAAACACAAAAACGGTTTACGTGAAGAACTCGCAGCATACGGTTACGACCCTGTTAACCAACAGGCAAACATCTATACTCCGTATCAGATGAAGAAACTTAACCAAATGTACGCGAAGGTCAAAGAGTACGAAGAAATCTTGGCAACGTTCGATAAGAACAAAAACGTACTTCTAAATGAAGAAGGTCTTTCTCGCGAAGACGCATTGAAACAACGTAAGAACTGGCGTGGCCATAACGGTATGACTAACGCTGACGCATACAACGCAATTACAAAAGCAGTTGAGCAAGGTAAGTTAGACGTAACATACGACGGTAAACCTTGGTTAGACTACATTAAAGACGTTGGCTTTACAAAAGATAAAGGCTTCGCGGATACTCGTAAGAACTATGAATTACGTTACGACAAATTAAAAGTAGACGGGTTCTTAGCTCCGTTAGTAGACACTTACGTAGATACAGCGAAAGAGTTTTACAAATACCAATACGACAACCTTGGTTCTGACATTACTGGTCAAATCAATGAAAACCCATTCTTTACACCAACTATGGGTAAAGCGTCCGAGATTAAGACAAAATCAAATATGGTAGGTGATACGTTCTATATTGACGAAAGCCGTAAGATCGAAGAACGTATTAATGACGCAATGGCTGCGGAATGGCAAGGTCAGCAAATGGGTCGTGCTTGGACTGGCTCTGGCACACTCAATAACTTGAACGCACTCGCTGCATTATCAGCTAAACGTGTAGGCCAGAACGAAGTAGGTAAAGCGATCTACGACGGTGGTATGAACAACAAATTCAAGATTCGCGTGGTAACTACAACCGACCCTAACTTTGGCGAAGCAAAAGGTTACTTAATCACTCGTACAAACAAAAACGGTGACAAGCAGTTTGTTAAAGTTTCGCTGGATAACGACCGTGCGAACGAAGCCTTGTTTATGGATAACGTGGTAACGCCTAATAACGCGTTGCTTGACTTGGCCCGTGCTATGCGTAGTGTTCAGTCTATTATGATCACGATGATGCCAGCGTTCTCTGTGTATAATGCTTGGCGTGGGTTCGGGGAAAAACGTTCTCAAATCAAAGCGTTCGCCTTGAACGACAAAGTGGGTTATTTCTTTAGTGATCTAAAAGACCAAAGCGACGGTTTCCGTTTACAGTTTGCAGCAGACTTATTCAAACGTAGTTATGCGAATGTATTTAGCGGTATTATGAATCGTGGCTACTTACGTGCTGCGGTAGCAATGGCCTTAGAGGAAGGTGATAAATCTCCTACTTCGTCTGCGTTTAGAAACTTCTTGTTGAAAGATCCTAAAGTACAAGCGTCGTATGCTAACTTGAAAGAGATTGCGAAAAGTGGTGGATTATCTTCCCGTGCTGACTCGTTCCAGTTCAGTCAAGAAGAACTACAACGTGCGTATGAAAAAGACGGTTTAACCGGTGCGTTCTCGCGTAAACTTGCACAAGCGCAAACAAGAATGTTGACATTCACAACTGCTATGGAAATGGTGTCTACATTGGCCACCGTCGATACGTTGCAAGATATGGGATTAAGCAAAGAGAAAGCGATTGAAGCTAACTTATGGTTTATGAACTTCAACGACAAAGGTGCGTCAGCTTTATCAAGTATCTTACGAAGTGTCGTACCATTCGCTAACGCAACTGTACAAGGTGCGCGCTCGACCACTCGCGGTTTAAACACCAAAGCAGGTTGGGTAAACTTCTTCCGCCAAATGCTATTTAGAGTAGCTTGGATGGGCGTTGGTGCGATGGCAATGGAAATGTTCCCTTGCGAAGACGAAGGCGATAAAGAATCACTCCGTGATTATAGCTCAGGTGAACTTATGCGTTCAACTCCGTTTAAGATCGGTTGTTGGGGTACAGTGCGTCTCCCTATCGCATACGGTTCAGATATGATTGCAGCGGCAGCAGGTACGGCCTTATACCAAGCAGCAGTGGGTAACTGGCAACCTAAAGCAGCAATGGCTCACGTAGGGCACGCGATCTCAGAGAACGTGAACGTCGCACCAACCCCACCGGGTGATGCGAACTTGTTAGAGTTATTAACTGCACCGATTACTCCGTCGTATTTGAAAACAGTACACCATGTAATGCAGGACAAAGACGACTTTGGTAACAAACTTTCTCGCCAAGGCACAGACAACCTCAAAGAGAAATGGGCGGCAGGTAAGAAAACGACGGCTGACTTCTGGACGTTAGTTGCACAAGGTTACGACAAAGCAGGGTTAAACTTAACTCCGGAACAAGCGCGATATACCTTTGCAAGTTTCGTACCGGGTGTTGTCGATCTAATTGACGCGATTGATAAACCGCTACAAGGTAAAGAAGCGGAAAACCCAGTTATCGTTCGCACAGAGAAAATCGCACGTGCCTTAACCGGTTGGAAGACTGTTCACAAAGCACAGCAAACACCTAGCCAACGTACCTTCGTACAGGTGAATAACAACCTGGCCAACTATAAGAAAATCAACGACGAGATCTTAGTTGCAGCAGAACAGAAGGAACTTAAGTTTGGTGCAGAAAGTGCGAACACTCAATCTTGGTTAAAACGTAAGATTGAAGACGGTACGTTTGACAAGGCTGACGAAGCTAAGATTAAGGTAATCCTTGACTACCATAAACGTCAAAAACGAATTTCAAGTTCTTCGCTAAGTGCGGACAAAAAGAACGAGAAATACTATGAAAGCAACAGACGCTATCTCCAAGAGATGCACGAACTAGAGGATCGCTAATGATACTAAGAGCGAATAATTTTACGAAGCAAATTTGTCTGCGGATTAGACGTAACGAGTTCGCAGACTGTTGCAAAGATGTAGAGCTACATATTCTACCGCTACAATGCGAAGAACCGCCACAGAGGGTGTATTGCTACACCCCTTGTGGTGGGCTTGAAACCATTGAAATAAAACGTGAACAACCACTAACTTTAGTGTATGATATGTTCAACTACGATGACGATGGGAAACTCTGCTTTTTGTTAGACAAAGAGTTCACTAAGTTAGACTGCGGTCGATACGTTGCAAAAGTTATCGCCTGTGGTTGCGAGGTGTATGAGTTCCAGATCGACAAACGCGAAAGCGTCAAAGTCTCCGGAGTCGTAGCCGATAACCGAAATAATTGCTGTGAGGGTAAATATGGTTGCTAAAACAATGCCTGGCTTCTTAACGAGCCTTACGGCAATTTTAGAAGCAGACGACACAAGTATTCCACTAAAAGACCCACGCGAAGCGTTAAATCGCCTAGCACAGAATGAATGGACGACGTTGTTGATCCAAGACACTGTTGGGTACGAAGTTGTCAAGCTGATTAATCATCAAGGTGAACTCGCTATTGAGCGCGGACTAAGTGGTACTGTCGCGCGTCGTTTCCCTAAAGGGGCGTGTGTGAACTTTGCACCAAGTGATGAATTAATTAAAGCTATGGTATGCGATACCGATTGTTGCGAGAATGGTGTTGATAGTACCTACGGTACTGCCGCTACTGCTCCAGTTAGTCTTGACGTAGAGCAATTACCTACAACTATTACTGGCGGGTTAAACTCGCTTTTAGGTGAACCCGTTGGGTTTATGTTAGTTAATGGCAAAAAAGTGCCTTACTATGACTAGAGGTTGAAATGCAATTTTTCAAATTTAAAGACTTAGCTAAGTCTTGGAGTACGTGGGTGTTAGGTGCAGTGACTGTTGTTCCTGTTCTTGACGCAAACGTACAGGCGGTTGCAGATTTCCTTCCGGAAAACTGGAAACCATACTTCGTAACTGCGCTAGGCATTATCGGTCTTATCGCACGTTCAATCAAACAAAAGGGGTAAAATATGGCTTGTGGCGGTTGCGGCAGCGTTCGCGGGATGACTAAACCCGAAGTTGCCAACTACATTCAAGAATTGATCGACCAGCAAAAACTCCAAGCTGGTATTAATGACTGCGACGGTAAGGCACTACCTAAAGGTGCGGAAGTCGTTTTATGCGATAAGTTAGCCGATATTATCTGTGACTTAATCGCTAAAGAGAAAGTTTGTTTCCCTACCATTGACGAATTCGTATACGACGCAGACAAAGAAACATTGTCGCTAACATTCGGCGGTAAAGAATACACTACTCACATCAAGGTGAAAGGTGGTGACGTTACTGGCGAAGGTAAAAATGGTGTTTATACTATTTACCAAGATGGTAAAGAAGTCGTTAAGATCGACACTGGCGTGCACGACGTTAAGATCGAAGACGGTAAGCTTAAAGTCAGTAAATCTGGTGGTGTGGAAAAAGAGTTTGACATCCCTATGCCAACTGTAACTCCAACTGAGTTAACCGACAATGGCGACGGTACTGGGTCAGTTAAATACGGTGATAAAACATTACCTGTAATGACTAAGCCTACCACTGCGACTAAAGCAGCAGATGGTGTGGTGACAATCACTAACTCAAACGGCACTGAAGTTACGTTAACTATCCCTGACTGTCCGGACACTTTACTTGTTGACGCATTTGATAAAGTAGAGTTAGGTTATATTCACAGCGCAACCTGTGATAAGTCAGAGTTAGAGAAAGAACCTGAACCTACAATAGAAGATCCTGTTGTTGAGCGTAACCAAATAACCCTAGATGCTGTACTTGCGTCAGATGAAGAAGGTATATCAACTAATAACGTAAATCCATCGTATGTTGTGTTTAAGCTTAGTGATTTTGAAGCTCCAGATACTACTATTGATTCGCCTCTCACAGCTAAATTAATTGTTAGAAATGTAGGAATTAATAGCCAACGAGTTCTAAGCGAAGATGTGTATACTACTACAATTCCTACAGGAAAAACTTATGGAAGTGTTCCATATATTTCACATAGTTATACTGAACTGGTTGGTAAAGCTGCAGATTATGATACATCAATCCACACTATCTACGAGATTACTGTAGAAAATTATGCAGGTAAACATATAGTTAAGGAAGTAAGTATTCCTACTAGTATTCAACCATTAGACCGACTATAAGGATGATTAAATGAAGAAAAAACGTGTAGTAATCCCAGCGAATATGGGACGTGGTATCAAAGCGAATACCGCACTATCGCAGTACGAAGTTGACCTAGCTGATTATGTCGATGGTACTACTGTAACATATAACAATGGTAAACTCGGTGCAGTAATTCCAGCACCGACACCTGCGACTGAGATTAAAGTAAAAGCCACTAAAAGAGCTGACGGTGATGTTGTAATTACTAACCAAGACGACACAACTGTCGAAGTACCCGCTATTAAGGTAAAAGCTGCTAAAGAAGCGGATGGCAAGGTCGTGATTACCAACCAAGACGGTTCTACTGTTGAGATTGAAAAACCTGCAGCAGCTACAGCTGGTTTAGACTGCGAAGCAATCGACGCATTGCCTGAAAAACCGTGGAAGAAAGGTACAACCTTACTTGCAAAACAAGATGGTGAGTGTATTCGCTTAGCTGCGTTCGACTCAATCTTCCAAGAAGTTGGCGTTGGTATTACAGCGGATAAAACAAATAGCTTTACCAATGAAGAATACAAAGTTGTTGTAACTGTATCTAATACCGGTGAAGGCAAAAATGAATTAACAAACTTAAATATCGTAGGCCCAGCGAACACTGAAGACTATGAAATTAAAGACGTTACATTCACTAAATCAGAAGCAGATGAAGTTGAACAAGTGAACAACTTAACTTATAACATTCGCGGTCTTAAGAAAGGCGGGACTGTTAAAGTTAAATACACTGTTGTTCCTAAAGTATTAGGTAACTATCAGTTCACCGCAGCAGTGAACCCTAACTCTACGTTAGATAAAGATTTAGGTAATAACAATGCGACATTAATTTTAAATGCTCGCTCTAAGGAAGACCCTACTTACGTACCGAGTGTGGACTGTCCGCTTATTACCGCGACTGAGCTAGATCATAATACTGTGTTGCAACAGCTATCACCTACTGGTACTGTTTCGCACGATGGTAGACAACGTAGCTATGTACAGGTAACTGCGAATGATCGAACAAATATATTCTCGCAACGAAGAACACTGAAAGGTTTGCGAATTAGACTCGATGGTGCTAGTACAGTGGTAGGGTACAAAAAGCCATACAGTGACGGTTATAACAGCGTGCCAGTTGGCTACGGCGCCACAGTTAGTTCTTTATTGCGCGGAGATAATCAACCGTATTTTTTCTTTGACGCAGACGCAGAAAAATCCGGTACTGACGGGTATACGTTTAACAATGGTGTGTTAGAAATTACTGAGGATCTTCAGTTCTTTGCTTTTTCGTGTCGTCCACAGGGTAATAATTGTAGATGGCAACTATATGCTATTTTCTCAACTGTGTTGAACATACATAAAGAAATTAACGCAACTAACGTAACAGGTGCAACTGTTACAAAAACAGCAGTTTTCCAAAACGCAGCTAAAACGTCTGAGAACGATGAAACTAAGTCGCTTGTTGTGCCACCAAGTGACAAAGGGTTGCTACGTACCGATTATGTTATCAATGCGGTAAGCGTTGATCACCCTGCCGTTTCTTCGGATAAGTTAATCGTGACTATGCGGGCGGGTACAGCGGCATCACTCTCGTACACAAGTACAGATAACTATGCTGTAACACAGGTACGTGGTAAAACTACCATCACCGAGAATAGTATTACTGTCGCGGCAGATGCGAAAGCAACAGATAGCGTGAATACTAAGTACATTCAAGTTATCGTTGAAGAATAATTAACTCGTCGCCACTTCGGTGGCGACATTTTCATTACCAATAGGAGAAACTATGGCAACTCTATTAGAAATTGTTACCGACGGCAACGTAGGTAAAGGCTTAACTATCAATGCTGACAAATTAGACGTTAACATTGATAATGCGACTGTTGTGGTAAAAGACAACGGCGAACTCGCTGTACCTGGTGCTGAAATGGAAGTAATTGATATTTACTCTCCGCCACAATCAACCGACACACACTTCGTAACTACTGAAACTAAATGGTTACGCCACGTGCAAACTGGTGCAGTATGGCAAGCTGAAATCTCTACCGTTCACGAACGTGGTGCAGCTCGCGACGAAGAATTAACTTCTGCGTTAGTACCTACCGTATCTGTAAGCGAGTCAACTGATACTGCGTTAGCGTTCCACGCTTACAATGCGATTAGTGCGGTTGACGGTGCAACTGTTCAATTTAAACAAGATCCTTTACTTATTGACCGTACTGCGTACGCCACTGCGGAAGAGTTCAATAACGCTCACTTAAAAGGTGAGTTTACGTCAACTAAACGTTTCTCAACTGCGGGTGACCAAGCGTTGATCAATGAAACTAACTTCGAAGTTGCGTTACCTACATTACCGTTCGGAGACAAAACTGTTACCCTTGGCCTACACGAAGAAAGCTATCACAGCTTGCGTGTTAATTATAGCGAAGGTTTCATCGACCCTGCGGTTCAAGCTGCGGTACAAAAACTTCGCGAAACTCCGGTTACATTAACCTACGAAATCACCAACTACGACGGTATTAAACGTAACGGTACATATACTACTGAACGTGGCGTTGACATTGACCGTGACATTGTGGCTGGGTCTTTATCTACTGCACAGAAAGAAGTTTGGACTGCTGCTCCGGTTACTATCGACACCTTCTTCGGTCGCGTGACTATCAACTTCACTGAGTTCGTTGCAGAACAATTAATTGACCACCTATAAGGAGTAACTTATGGACGCAAAGTTTGACCCATACGACGGCTTCGACCCTATCGGAAGACAAGGTGTCAGTCGCCTATACTGGGATCTAACCACACAGACGTGGAAGGAAAAAGCGATTGTCGCACCTTCTGCCTCGTCTGACGACGCTACGGCACAAGCTCTTGCACAAGCCAAGGAAAAACTAGCAACTGCACAAGCAGACCTAGAGAAGGCGAAAGCAGAGACTAAAGCTGCTAAAGAAGACCACAACGAAACTCTCGCTGAATTGACTTCTGCTAACAACTCTATTAAAGAGAAAGACGCAGAGATCGAGAAACTCAAGAAAGAGTTAGAAGAAGCGAAGAAAGGGGGTTCTACTTTAACTCCTTGCGAAGTAATCAAAGATAAGCTCAAACCTGTTTACAAACTAGGTGGCGCACTTGCTTACTACGCAGTTGATCCGTCAGACTGTGCAGACCTTGGTCTTGTTACAGTTACAGACTTAGCTGGCACAGAGGTACACGCTGCCCCTGCTGCTTAGGAGTAAACTATGTCGTGTAGTGTTTTATACATAATCTTTGGGCGCGATACGCGCCCTACGCAAGTAATCAATGTTGTGGTAAGTATCTTCTGGACCATTGCTCTCGCATTACATACCTACGGGTATATGCAGGTAGAACTTCCACAACAAGTCGAGTCATATAGCGTTGCGCTGTTACGGATCGTTGCAGCTACTGTGTTCTTCGGTGTAATTGGTTTAGTTACCCGTGGAAGACCGCATCAATTATTCAAGTCGTTTGGTTTGGTTTTAGGTGCGTTAACACAGGCGATTTTAGCCAACGGATATGTTTCGCAATTCCCCCCACTAGATATGCAGATGGTTATATGCGCAGGGCTAAGTATTTGGTATCTGTTAGCAGTATTCTACGTATTTAGATGTGAGGGAATAAATGAATGAATTAACACAACACATTGACATTATTATAGTTGTGATTGGTTCTTCTCTTGGCTCAATTAAAGCGAGTGTTGAGTTAGATAAGGGTAAGCCACTCTTTCACCGTACACTCGACATTATTATCGGTGTATTCGCCGGTGTAGCAGCGACGTTCCATTTCGGTGCAGAGTTTAATGTCTGGCTGAACGCCCTTCTCGCAACAGTAGGTGGGGCAAGTGGAGCAATGGTGCTTGAAGTTATTTTACAAATGTTACCAAGCATTACCAAAAAAGTTTTGAAGAAGTATATCTCTAAGTTTCTATAAATAAAAAACCCCAGCTTAATGGCCGGGGTTTTTGCTATTCTTCGTTTAATTGTTTGTTTCGTTCAAACTCAATCAGCATTTCAATATAGTGCTTCGCCTTCTCAAGATCTGCAATACCGTTTTTAAACGGGTAGCGAACAACATACTTGATCACGTTACCTTGCATATAGCTTAAGTTATTAGTGTTGATAAATTCCACTGGTTGAATTGGGAATTGTTTATAGTGGTTACCACCGACTTGCTTGTCTAAGGCTGAAACTACAACCGAAGCTTTCATTGGTATATCATAACCTATCTTTTCATCTCTGTTATCAGCTTCCATAATTACTCCTATAATTTATTGAAGAATGTTTCTAAGTGTTCAGTGTTTACTGCACACGTGTATTTTTTGCCACCGAATAAGTAGCTACAACTGGTGTAAGTAATGTCTTCGTCGCAGAGTGCCTTGTAGTGATTGTAGGCGAAAACAAAATCGACTGCGCTGTGTGCATCTTCTTTAGGTAGTTCAAGTCCGTCAATGTTAGGCACTTTCGCCAGTGCTGCTTCCCAGATACCTTCGCTATCAGCTTTATATGTACCCGCTTCTTTCATCTGTTGGAACTCTAACTTAAGCGATACTTGATCAATTAGTTTAACTAACTTCTCTGCACCTAAACTGTGTTCGTGCTTGATATTTAAATACCACAGGATAGCGCGCTGTACGTTGTTTTCTAGTCGATCCCAGTCGTTGCCTGCTACGTCTTTAACCGGTGTAGCAATATCGCCAATGTAGGCTTCCTGTGCGTCGTGCATTAAACCAAGTAAGGCGATGTGAGGATTACCCGTTAAGTAATACAATGCGCCAGCCACCCAGATACTGTGGCTCGCTACGTCCATACCGTAACCGTTGAAGCGTTTAACGTGACTAAGTAAGTCTGCGATTTCTTCTACGGTAAAGTCGTAACCTTTTAGGTCGTTAAAATTAATCACCTTCCCACTCGGAAGTGCCTTTAGCCCACTCAACTTCATCGTTCAATACCTCAATGTTAATTTTAATACCGTTCTTTTTGCAGAACGCTTTTAGCGTATTCACTCGCGACTCAAACTGAATCGCAATTTTGTTTTTACGATAAACAGCGCGCTTATATTCCGCCACACACGCTTTACATCTTGCGCCTGGCTTACCACCGTGACGACGCTCAAATAAGTCTAGCGGTTTAATTTCGCCACACTTCGAGCATTGTTTTGTTAAACACATAATTTATACCCCGTGTTAATGTTGTAGCAATCGAACTCAACCCCTTCTTGATCAAACATCGACCCTTTTAATACAAATCGCAAGAAACCTGCGAGTGGTATCGTACCTTCGTAATCTTCGATTCTTGGGAAGTTCATTTTTTCCCATAATTTATATGCGACAGTAATTTCTCCGTGCATTGCCCCTACCGTGACAAACGCGTCGTCAATTTGTACAGCATCACCTGCGTAATTAAGCAAGAAAACTTTTCTCTTTTCCGTAGGGTGAACGTCGATCATAAGGCCATAGAAATCTTCCAACACTTCTTTACTTAAAATCGACCGCACTTTTGCAACAACTTCAGGATCAAAACAACTCTCTACTACTTTTTCGCCTAGCGCACATTCCATAAATGAACCGCTGAACACATAATATCTGTCAAGCTCACCTATTTTAAGATGCTGTATCTTTGTGGATTTAGTCGTTACGTAACCGCGATAACATTTTCTATCAGCGATTAAGAAGTTACCGTCATAAACGATTTGTGTCATCACTCACCCCTGTGAATATATTACGGGTATCGCTACCCATTCTGTTTCTACTATAGCGCCCTTCGCAGTTCTATGCTCATACATCTGTTCGATTACTTGTGAGCTACCACTAACTATGACGCGAAGGTTCATTGTTGGAAAGGCTGAGGTTTCCTCGGCACTTTCCGGTTTCTTTTTAAACTTAGACCAGTCCTTACTCATTGTTATCCTCTACAATTTGGTCGAGGGTTGATTTAACTAGGTCGTCCGCTTTAATCACCCAGCAATACGATCTACCAGAGTTTTGCGGTAAGCCCTGCGATAGCACTCGTCTTGCACTGGATTCGAGAAGTAGACCACGTTGGTTCAATGCTTCTCTTACAGAGTTTATACCTACACCCCGTTTGGCCAGGAACTCTTTTAATGCACCAGTACGGATAAGTACATTGCCAGTGTCCTGTTCGTATCGCACGTTTAATGCACCTTGTGGGAACAAGCGGATCATAATCGAACCTTCTGTTGTACCTTTGTCCGTTACCACAGTATTACGCGTGTTCTCAGCCAAGAAACCAGCCAAAATATCGGTAGGGCTGAATTCGTAGGTGTCTTTGTTGTTGCGATTTGATTTCACGATTTCGCATAACTTGTCGAACACCGCTTTCATATCCCACTCAACTAAGCCCATTTTGTTAGCGAGTACACCTGCGACGTAAATCACAGAGCAACCTGTTACCCAGAAACGTTCTTCCGACGTAGCTTCCAGTGTAGTACTGAAAGTCTCAGTGGTACGGTCTATCATCTCTTGTATTTGAGTTTGTGGTATACGCACTAAGTTACGTAGCCACTCTGCACCTGCTACACCGTAGTTCTCACGGATAGGTTTCTTAATTAAAAGTTCCCCTTCGTGGACTGACAATGTAGGTTTAGGCAATTTAAACTCTAACGTACGAGATATTTCCGCTGCAACATCTTCCTTCGCTGTATTAATACGGTCAATTAAGGAGAAGTTACCACTTGAGAGTACCATTAACTGCCAAGACAGATTATCAACACGCTCACGCATATTCGAGTCTAAGCGACGTTTAGTACGACCTTGTGTTACACCGAGCAATAAGTCAGATGTTGCACGTGGATCAAGGTTGGATAACTCATCGATTGTCACAGCGACGTTAGTCCAGCGACCGAAACGTTCTTCTATCGCATTAACTGTGTCTTTTGCGTTAAGCAGTAAGTCGCTAGGGTTTCCCCATACACCGTTCATCATTTCCTGTGTGGTTGTTTTACCGTAGCCAGGTTTAGTCATTAGGTGTAACCAGATACCGTTATAGTTAGTGAACCGCATAAGCGAAGAACCTAAACTGCTTAATAAACAGATCTGTTGCTCTACCGCATTAATCGCACCCAAGCGACGCATTAACTCTTTCCACCCTTCGAGTGTTCCTGCTTGGTCAAAATACCCGCAGTAGTTCTTAATGTTTGCGTGTGGTTGCACTGTCACTACACCGTCTGGGCGATACAGTCTACTACCTAACAAGAACTGTGGCTTATTGCCATCCCAACCGAAGTGTTGCAGCTGTCTAACTTCGTCCATCATTTCCTGCACCTCATTTTGATAGGCTCGCAAATACATAATAAGCGTAGCCATATTCTTTTCAGAGATCGAAACTCCGGCTGAACCTAGACGTTGCTTCAATCTGTCCGTTGCGTACCAGTCTTTCATAGGGAAAGACACTTCTTGGTACTTACCACTTAGCCCAACACGTAGTTGGTATTTCACCATTATGTTCTGTTCGCCGTCTATAACTTCCACGAACTTCGTCATAATTGGGAACAAGTCACCTTTGAAGAAAACTTTTTCTACGTCGTTCTCCGTTACAACTAATCCTTTTGCGGTTCGTCTGTAAGGGAACGGTGGTTGTGGTGTTGTCGCTGTGCCAGTTGGATCATCGCCGCTATCACCACTGCCGCTATCGCATTGTTCTGCGACTGTGTCAGTTCTGTCGCTAGATGTTTCTTCTTGGTTCTCTTTTGCTGCTGGGTATTCCAACGCTCCGATCTCCAAGTTGTACTGCGGTATTTCGATTTCTTCATAATGCTCCGCTAATCTCAGTGGTGTCTTAACTGTCTCGTCGTAGAGATAAGGACACCCGTCACATAGGTTTCCACACTCACGGTTGAAGTAACCGCACGTTGTCGGGCCTACGTCCATACTGTCAAGACGTTGTAATTTCTCTGCGGTACGATCTTCGTCAAAACGCGTCGTATCTGGGAAACGGTCTTTACATTTTTTACGTAAAGTCTCGATATGTTTATCTGCGTTCTCGCAGTATCTCATTACTCCAAGTACACCACGCCATACAGGTTCTGCGACTGCTTCTTCACCGTTTAAAACATATTGACCTACTTGGCAACGTTTAAGGAAATACTTAACGTGCTTAGGTTTATCGTCTTTAAACTCATTACGATCTTTCTTAACGTATTCTACGGTCTTAATTTTAACCGCTTCGATTTCTTCTTTGTGTTCCTTGTAGTAAGGTTTCAAAGCGTTAGCGAAGTCGAGATAAGAGATACTGTTCGCGTCGCTAATAAGCTCCACTTTGTGTCCGTTCTTATGGTTAATTGTACCAATCGGACGTAGAATACGTGCTTTATCTGCGGTACACGCAGGGTCAGCGAGAAGTCCATAGTGCTTAATGATTGCGTCGAATACTTTGGCTAACTTCCACCAACTTGCAGCGTCTAAGTCCGCGTTCAAAGGCCAGTAAGCGTGAACACCACGTCCGCTGTTGACCACCATAGGGTCTGGCAATCCTAAGTCATTTACGAACTGCCAGAGTTTTTCAATCGCAATCTCTTGTGTCGCATAGCCATCACCGTTGATTGCTTTATCTTCGCCTACGTCTAGATCTAGCCAAAATGATCTGAAGTGTGTAGTAAAGTCAGCACTGCGAGAGAAACCTTTGTATTGTTTACCTTCATATTCTTTGTCAATGAAACTGCGTTCTCTGTCGAATCCACCCATAGCCATATAGATAGGTCTACTACTGCGAGCATTAAGTTGAATTGTTTTGGCAAGCTGTTCGATTGATCCGAATGTTTTATGTTTTGTTGTAATGGATGGTTTACCATCGTTTTTGAAGATAGGGTTACCTTCTGCGTCGGTGCGTTGCACCATAGTTGCCATTACTTTTAAGCCATTACTCGGTAGAATTTTAGAAAGATGTTCGAGAGTATTCATAATGTTGCACCTATAAACAAATGTCAGATCTTACTCTGCTTGAGGTGAATGGAAAAGCCGGTAAGCAGTTGCAAATAGATGCAACACTATGAATACTAAATAGAAAATTAGATAATTGAATTGTCATTTTATTCACCTCGATTCTGAAAAACACGGTGGCTCTGAAACCACCGTGCAGTATTGTATAATAAGTAGATTAGATCTGTCTAGTCATCGAAATCATCTAATCCGTTTGCTAGTGTTTGTGCTTCAGTTGCTTCTGCTTCGCTAACTACTTCACCAGAAGTGTCAACAACATTCTCAACTTTCGCTTCTTCTTTTTTAGCCGGAGCTTTACGCTTCGGAGCAGGTTTTGCTTTCGGTTCTTCTGCGACTTGTTCGTCTGGAACTTCCACAGGCTCTAATGCTTGTGGGAACGCGTCTGCTAAGAACTCTTTAACTTCTTCAGGGGTTGCTTCAGCCACCCACTCTTTAAGTTCGTTGTAGTCATACTCAGTTGTGTTAACCACGTCTGGATGTTCCATACCTAATACAACCATTTTCACTTTCTTAGTTGGAGCAGGCTTTTTAGCTGGAGCTTCTTTCTTAGCCGGTGGAGCTTTCTTCGCAGGAGCTTCTGCTTTCTTAGCTTCTGCTTCCACGTTTTTCACTTCAATGCGACCTGCTGAAGAAGGATTATTGAACGCTGCGTTGAACGGCTCTAACATTTCTTTGACTTCGTCGCTGTCTTTAAGACGTAAGATTTCGTCACGTTGTTCAGCGGTTAACGTCCAGTAGCCACCTGCTTTATTTGCAGCAATACCGAATTTGATTGTCGCTGTTTCCATTTTTGGTTTAGGCATACAGTGCGTTACGATAAATTGTGTTGGCACTGGCATAGGTGCGCCTGTACGTGGGTGACGTTGGTTAGTCAATGAACGCATATACCAACCGTAGCTACCATAGCGACCGTTTACTACTACGTCGTCAGATAAAGATTTGTATTTGATTTCAAGTACGAATGGATCAGAGAATGAACCGTCTTCGTTAACTAACACACCAACAATACGGCGATATACGCTACACATAATATTACCGTCAACCCAGTTTTTACTGATTTTGTTGTACGGACAATCTTTACAGCTATCGCAAAGTGGGTTTTCCACTGAAGTATCAGGGTGCTGACCGTCAGTTGAGTAACAGTCCGGAGCTTCAAACTCACCAGTAGCTTTTTGCTCGTCAAAAGTTTTCGCATAGTGGATGCGAGAGTTATAGGTACGTTGGTCTACGATTACAAGATCAACTTCGCGACCCATATCGTGTACTTCACCTTCGCTATCAATAAGTTCCCAATCCCCACTGTTACCCATTGATAAACGTGCAGCACGTTTGAAATTACCACCGAAACCTTGAGCGATGTCTTTCGTTAACTCCGCTACTAATGTTTCGTCATAAGGAAGGGCTAATTCGCCCATATCTAAAACCATTAATTCTGACATAAGTCACTCCGTCTTATTTAAGTTTTCTTACTTTTACTTTGCGAACCGTAGCTTGTTCAATACCTTTCGGTAACTCTAAGCCTTGTTTCACTAAATCGTTCAATGTTGTACTGGTCAAGCGTTTTTGTAAAATCGCAAACGCTTCAGTGTTATTTAGACCAGCACGTGCTTTTTCTTCTAAGCCTTTAAGTACCGATTGCACTTCGTCGTTAGAAAGATTATTTTCTTTCGCTAACTCGTGAACTGTGTCACCGTCAGCTAATTGTCCTGCCAATGTCTCTGCGAAAATCTCGCTATACACTGGAGTCCAACCTTCTTCGCCTACGGAATAAACCGTCTCTGATTTATATGCCACTGAAAGTAGTCCTGCGAATTTGAGTTCTGATACGTTGTCTTCCTGCATACGATATTTAAGTTCGTCTTCTAGGATAGCTTGACGTGTCTTCACTCGTTTCTCGTCCGCTGCGACGACTTCTAAGCGGTCAATCGTTTGGCGATAGAGTTGTGCAATCGTTTCTGCTTTCGCTCCACGAATTTGCGCTCTTAGTTTTTCCAAGTTACTCTCGGTTACTTCGTCTAAATCCATACGGTTTTCTAAGTTCGTTGCGATTTGAGCTTTCACTTTAAGTAAGTCGTCAGTGCTGAATTGACTGAGTGGAAAATACTTCGCGTCTTCCGGTGCTTGGAACGCACTGTCTTTAACAACAATACGTTTATCACCGTCTTCTTCGTATATGTAGATAAATTTGCCTTTACCTGCCATCATTCACCTCTCTTGTTGTTTAAGTTGATATGAATTTTATACTGCTTTTACTCTACTGTCAACAATCTTTTTCAATTAATTTTGCATTTCTTGTTTGTAGAGTTCTAAGAAACTTTGTTGTGCTTCACTACCGTTGGCGAGTTTAGCGTAGATTGCTTTCTCCAGTGGTGTCGCATAAATATGATAGATGCCCATATTGTTCTTTTGTAACTTAGACTGGATTCGTTTGTTTGCTTGGTCATATAACTCCAGACTGTGATGCGGTGTGAACCACACAATCGTGTCGGCCACTGCGAACTCTAACCCGTGTGATGTCGTTTTAGGGTGGGCCACTAACACTTTAACGTTCGGGTCTGTTTGGAATTTCTTAACGGCTTCGTCGCGTCGCTTACCTGTCACTCGCCCGTCGATCCATACTGAACCATACTTCTTACTGCAATGTTCTTGTAGTAGATCTACTACTGCTTTATAACTTGCGAACACAATTACCTTGTTGTCAGAGCCTTCTATGATTTCGTCTAGTACTTTCAACCGACCTTTTGGTGGAAGTTTAAGTACCGCGGTATCGTCGTCACCGTTTTGGTCGAGCTTGACCACACCTGCTGCGGTCTGAAGAAGTTTAAACACTAGAACCCCTGCATTAGCCGCAGTGATTTTACCTTCGCGTAGTGGTATCGCACCTTCGTGCTTTAACTTATTGTAGGCTTTCTGTTGGTCAGCCGTTAGTTCCGCTTCGTTATACATCATCTGTAAAGGCGGCAAGTCTAACACGTCGTCGGCATTAAATCGAATCGCAGGTTGGAGTGCATTAAACACCGTGTCTTCCCACCCACGCTTAGGGATCCATTTACGCTCTCCTAGCTTGACCATAGTCATCGCTTGCCACGCACCCACTGTCTTAGGTACACGGTGAGGTGCGACTAATTTAATGAACCCGTACGCTGCAACTGGGCCACCGGATAGTGGAGTGCCGGTTAACGCCCAGACATATTTGCAACGTGTCGCCATTTCGTTCATTACTTTCCAACGATCCGAGTTAGGGTCGCTGAACAAGCGAGCTTCGTCAATAATTAAAAGTGTCTTATCGGTAATGTAGTTTTCCCATATATCTGACACCACTTTTATACCGTCGTGGTTAATAATATGGAAGTCAGCCTTTTGTCTAAGAACAGACTTACGTACATCGCGTGAGCCACGTGCAACTAAAGAGTAGCGACTAGCGAAGATTGCATTAACTTCATCGTGCCACGTTGCACAGTTAGACACAGTACAACAGATAAGTACCTTATCAATTACACCTTCTTTCAGAAGGTAGTCTGCCGCCCATAGACAGCTTGCCGTTTTCCCTGTTCGCTGTGTGTTTAACACAAACGCTTTCGGGTTTTGCGAGACAAACACGGCTGTTTCTTCTTGGTGCTTCATTGGATCATAAACCCCGTGAAGTTTCGGGTATTCATAATAACTTCGCATAGGCTCGAAATTTTCAAGTCTTGCACCTAAGTTAGAGAGAATTTTGAATGTATCAACATTGTGGCGGACAGCCAACTTGTGGCCGTCCTGTTTATACTTAATTCCCGCTTGGTCTAAAACAGCAGTGTATTTTTTAGGGTCTCGCACTTTAAGGAAAATTGCTTTCTTATCCTTGACTACAAGTGCCATCTTCAAACTCCATTACTTCTAATTTATCTTTCCAGCGATATAAACGTGAGTCTTTATTTGTATCAACCAACTGCTCAACGTAATCGTCATAGCTTGATGCATTATTAATGATACTTTCCGCTATTATCTCTATGCTATTCTTAACTAGTTCAACGTTCTCACAGTCTACCACCCACGCAATACCACGTGCTTTATGAATACGGTCAAGGGCATAGGCCTGCAACACCGTAGGGTGCTGTTTAGGTGTCGCCTTACACTCAAACGCGAATGGTACACCTTTAATAATTGCCATTACGTCAGGAATACCTGTCTGCCCCATTCCATTTTGAACTGGCATATAATAGAAACAATCTCCACCTAGTGATTTTAAGAAGTCAATAAGTTTCTTTTTAACTTTACCTTCCGGTGTTGCTTTAGCCATTTTAAACTCCCCAAAGAATTTCTACGTTAATCTTATCGTTGCGCAACTTCGCTAGTCTGCACATAAATTTCGTGAAAGTTACAATGCGTTTGAACCAACCGCCAATGAATACACAGTCAATATCAACCGCACCTTCCATCTGAACACTATACACGCGGTCAAGTATTACTTTGCCACCAACCACACTAAGAATAGATCGTACCACAGTTAGTTCTTCTTGATCGTAACCATACACTCTAATGCGAATAACTTTGCACATATCAGTACCTACTGTACAATAATGTTAGAAGTGCTTAACCCTTCCGTCGCTTTGCTCACAGCATTACGAATTTCGTCTGGTGATTTCCCTTTTGCCATCATACTGCGAGCTAAAAGTACTGCTTCGGCTTTTGTTTTTAAATCCCCGAATGCAACGAAGTCTTTACAATAAGTAATATCACGAAGGATTGCTTCATAAGCGTCACCAATGAATTTCTGATTTTGGTAAATCTCATTGGTCTTTAAGTGTTGCGCCATTGCAATTTCTTCTAACTGTTCTTTGGTCATATCCGTGTAGATTTTGCGGAACTCGTCCCATTCGCTTTTGGCCATGGCGTTGTCAGCCTTAATAAATTGATCTACGTGTTTGTTGAACTTGTCGCGTAGCTCTACTACAAATTCTTCTGCTGTTTGTTTAGTCATAAGTTTTCCTTATCGTTTGTTCCAGAACGGACACGATTTTACTTGACACCACGGTAGTCCACCGTTGACTGTCGGTTTATTTGGACGACATAATCCGCCAGGATTAGGTAGCCATTCATTACGCTCGGTTGCCCGTGCGATCTTTTCGATATTGAACGCTAAGTCGCTTTTCATTTCTTCAATGTCTTTGCGAGTAAACGTCAACCCTTTTTTCCCATTCACGACAGGGCTATACTCCATCGCGTCTAAGAAGATATACGCTACCTTAATTTGATTTATATGCGGATAGGCCATAAACGCCATAAGTGCGTACGTTGTTAACTGTTTTCGGAAGTCCTCGTTGTCCTTAGTCTTCCCCGTTTTATAGTCGAAAATGACGGCTTTACGTTCTTCGTGGTTTAATACGATAACATCTGCCGTACCACCGTACCAACGACTTCTGTAATCACAAGGTTTGAAATCCTTTGTAATCGCCAGTTTAGTCTCAGGTAACTTCTCACCCTTCATCGCTTCAAGTCTGCGAATGAGTGGCTCGAATTGTTGGGTTTCTTCCGGAAGATCTAACTTATCTCTAAGCCTTTCTTCTAGCTGTTTGTGCCAGCGTGTACCGCGTTCGGTCGCTGCCGTTGACTGGAACACCACTTCCTTTGTAATGTACTTCGCTTGATACTGCTTAGGGCAAGTATTGAACGTACTGACAGAAGTTGGTGACTGAGGCATTAGTTTCATTATAGCTCCATCATTTCTTCACGGTTTAGTGGATACTTTGGTATCACATTATGTTCCCATTTTTCTTTTCCGTCATACTCGTAGCGACTAGACCACGTGCCGTCTTTCCACCAAATAAAACCATATATGAATTGTGGGCCATACCCATTGTCGTACTCAAAATTAATATTATCTAAGAAGTCTTCTAACACTTCTGCTGAGTGACCTTCCGGAAGATGAAACAACTGTGAGGATCGTAGTCGATCCGTGTGCTGTTCATATTTAAGCTGTACTGCTTTTACGTTATCCATACTTCCTACGTGTTCAAGCAGCTCGTCCTTTACATTCCTATAACCCATATTACGCTCCGTCGTGTTGTAGATTAGCAATAAAGTACGACACTTCTTTTGCCTGTCTGATACAGTCGTTTAACGCGTTATGGTCGGCATCTTGTGCTGGAATTTCCATACCTGCGATTTGTGTTAACATTCGCACGGTACGAACTGACTTAGGCTCGCTGTACTTCCACGGTAGGATTAGGTTATGTTCTTTGTATAGGTCAGCTAAGATAGCGATGTCGAAGTCTGGATCACACGCCCATAAAGCGATTTTTTCATACCCTTCTGCACGTTTTACGTAGTGGGTGTCATTACCTACAAGAAAAGCCCCCAATCTAACTAGCACAAAATCTATGTTGTCCTTATGCGAATTAGGCTTAGTTAGGAACTCGATGTTATCTGTGTTAACCAGACACTGTTTAACCCACCACTGCATCGTGTTTACGTCGATATGGCGATTTGCTTGCTCAGACAAATCAAGCTCGTGATAAAATTCACGCTCAATCTTACCTAACATAGGGTCAAACTCAACTGCGCCTATGCTTAATACCGCTGCGTTAACAGCGGTAGATAAGGTTTCAATATCAACCATTATGTGTTTCATTGTATTTTACCTCTGATTTTCTTCCGAAGTCATACTCGCCTACTACTGTAACAGTTGGGAAAGGTCTAACTTGACGTATGTATTGCAATTTATTACTTACTTCTCCTTTCATCGTTATTTTTTGTAGTACTATCATGGGCGTTTGCGCATAGTCATAGCGAGATAACTGCTCTTTCATAGCTGGGACAAAAAACTCACCACGCATACCTTCCACTGCAACCACACTTTTTCCAAACTCTACACCTTTACCTTCTACTTGTTTTAAAAGCGCGCGGCGGTAAGTCTCTAGTTCTAGTTTATGAAGGCATGAACGCGCAATAAGGCATTTCTTTGCTAAATCGAAGTCTGGCAACACGGATAAATCTTCTTCTATGTTACTAACTGATACTGCTTCCTCGTAGGTCTGTTCAAAAATGTCTGGCTTACATGGGTAGAACTCACCTTGTACGCCTTTAATGATGTAGTCACCGTAGCTCGCCTGCATCATACCTTCAAGGGTATGAATTTTTGCGAAAAGTACGTCACCGTCAAAGATATGTACCATGTCTAAGTCAATCCAATCTGGAATACCTGCTTCAACGTTTTCTTTAGTTAGTTGCCACGCGTCAATTACAACTGGTTTTTTACGATATTTAGTCATATATTTCTCCGTTTTCCATTTTGTGTTTAATTCATTGTTGACCATTCAATATTTTCATAGAATTCACGCAAAAAGCGTAATTCAGCGTTATCGCAATTTTGCAAAATATAATCTCCGTCTAAAGTTTTACCAACAACTTCAAAACCACCAAACAATGGTGATGCAGTACGGGTTACCACTAACTTTTCTTGAAAAGCTTTCTCCATAATTTCTTCTGTGGTCAGCTTTGGTTCTTCCCACATCCCAACGATGTCTTTCCCACTTGTTGTAGACGTAAATCTACCGTTGTCCTTCCAACAAGCATTAGGAGATTCAACTGTACCATCTTCGTAAAATATAATTCCGATCAATGGGAACGTTATTTTTACTCCGTCACCGTGTGTGTAGTGGTCTGGTACTCTATAATAAAGTATCGCTTTTTTTCCACACCGAAGAATTACTGGCTCACCAGCTAATGCTTTTTCTAAATCAAATGGTTTCATTTCAACCTCACACAATCCAGTGAAATGCTTTATATGCGATACCGATTAAGATACCTAACAACGCTGCGACGTACGCCAAACCAAGTAATTCTAATACGGCATAGGCTAAACCTATGTATACACTTTTCATACTAATTCCCATTTACTAAAATTCTAATTTGTTCAAGTGTTTCCTTGACTTCGATATAACTCTCTCCGTCAATGTTGGTAATTAAACCTACCAATGTTCTGCCGTTATAAATGCTTACCGCAACGTCAGTAATATGCTCAACATTAACTAAACGCTTGGTGTTGGCTTCGTACTGTGTTAACTCAATTAGTCTTGCCATATTATTTTTCCTCCAATAAGCTTGTTAATCCAATTACACTCACGAATAAACACAGAATACTAAGGGCTATTTTCACATAACTCTCAGATAAGATACCCTGCATCAACAACATTCCTCCAACAACCAACCCGATTATGTTAATCATTGCCATCTTTACTTAACTCCCCTAGTTTTTGTTTTGTTACATAAAGGCTACGTAAGCCTTTACGACCTGGCCCGAAGATAAATGCCACCGAGCTAAAATTATTTCCGACTACACTCTCACCAGACAATGCTGACACGAACCCAATACGACCGAGCATAATATAAACTACGGCTATGGCGTTCTTTGCTGCGTAGTGAAACCACTTTGTTGAGCAGTCATTCTTTAAAAGTGCAACCGTATAGTTACCGTTCGCTGCTTCTGCGACTGCTTTGTTTAAGAAAGGCTGAACGTTTGAATACGGTGGGTTTAACCAGCATAGGTTATTATCACCCCACGGTGTTGCCAACGTGTCCTGTTGCTCCGTGATAAATCGCTCACACTTCTTATTTTGCTCTGACGCACAGACGTCAAGTAGCGGTAGCCCTTCCGGTACAATCCCTTTCACTACGGCATAACGGAGTAACCCGTCTACCATTTCCTGCGGTGTCGCCCAGTAATCCTTGTGTAGTGGATCAGTCTTACTGAAGTTAGACCCACCTAAATTTCGACCTTGTTGCTCAGTCATTTATTCACCTCTTTTTGCTTGTCGCAGTTGCACCGACTTAATCGGTGCTAGTCCTGCGGTTTTTAACCTTGACATTAAGAAACGTGCCTTCTTAATGTCGCCTTCTGTTTCTATACCGAGTCTGTATTCGCTGATACTTCCGTAAACAGAACTTAACACTATGTTGTCTCTATTCACGTGGAGTATTTTCGCAATCTCTCTTATTAGGTTGTCTGTACTTCTGTGTGCGTCTATCAATGCGAGATCGATTGTTAGATTGAAAATAATCATTCTTCACCTGCTACTCTCTAAAAACAAGTTTCTTTTTGTACTTAAAGTCTTCGTCATAGTAGCTCAAATCTCCTTTCGGATAGTCAGTCACTTTGTATTGAAGTCTTGTCATACACCATTTTTTGAAACCTTTTGACCCAACAAACATAACATAGCGATGTTTACTACTACGTACTACTCTTACGCTGTTGTCTTGGTCTTTATCGTAGTGTCGACTATGTTTACCTTCCGGTACAAACTTGTCCGTTCTTGACGGTGTTTTTCCTGTATATAACCAGTTACTTGCTTGGTAGATCGCACCAACGTGACCCATATCTGTATCAGCATAACTAACCAAGATTGCATTTCCGAATGTTCTTTGAAACAACGAAATTGACGCTGATATAAACTTACTCTCAGGAAAGCCTACACCGTCCTCGACATACAATCTATTTAGTTCATACACGTATTGTTTCGCTTCTGCTCCGCACACGCCTACACACAAAGAATTTGAAGCTGGTTTACCGATTGTTAACGCACCAACAATGTGTCTTGTTTCTCTGTCATACAACGCGAAACTATCTGTTACTTGTGGTCTACGTTTAAGATAATGCTTTGTTTCTATCAGCCCTTGTATTTCGCTATAAGAACACTGGCATACTACATAGCGTTCAGTTTCCATTATTCACCTCTTATTTTATTAATTATTTTGCACACCCATAACGTTTCGCTATATCTCCGTCTGACCCTAGTGGTAAGTCAGAAGCCCAATGTGGAGGTTTAGCCATATAGTGTTGCATAATCTCCAGCACTTCTTCCGCAATATCTTCTCTGCAACAAACGATTAATTCATCGTGTACTTGCATAGCAAGGTGTGCGTCGTCTCTTGACCAACCACGCTTGCGAAACTCTGCTTTTATCCAACCCATTTGTGTAGTTAAAACAATTCGAGCTAGTGCTTGTACGGCATTTTCAACCATACGACCTTCAAACGTATTCTCCCAGTCAGGCTTTTTGGTACGGATATTTCTTCCCCAATAGATATACTGATCGAACCCGTTCTCGTTTTTCTCGCATCGTATATCTCTATACACTAACTTCATCCCGTTAGGTAGAACAACACAGTTACCCTCTAACTGAAGAATACCTTTGTCGTCGATACTTACGCTCGTACCTTGCACCATAGCACGAAGAACAGCTTTGTATTTTCGCCAGAAAGCAACAATATTAGGTACACTTGCCCGATAGCTTTTCACCCAGCCTTGAAGTTCCTCTGAGGAAAAGTCTTCGCTTCTTTTCCCAAGCACCACACGTAGTCCGTTCTCACCAGCTTGGAAACCAAGCCCTAAGATTTGCGACTTACCAACGAAACGCATTGATTTAGTGATTTCTTCGTATGGTACACCAAAAGACTTGCTCGCCTGTGCTTTGTAAATATCTTTCTTTGCTACGAAGGCGTCTAGCACCCATTGTTCGTGTGCGGTATACGCCAATATGCGGCACTCAATTTGGCTTAGGTCATTCACTACTAACGTTTTCCCTTTCGGTGCTTTCACACTATCGCGTAGCCCTACTTCGTGAAGTTCGTCTTCGTCATTCTCAACCCAACCTGCTCTTGCGAGTAATACCTTTCCGTCAGATCCTAACTTCATAAATCGGTCTACTTTGCCTTTGTAGAAAACGAGTCTACCGTAAGGTGTATCTTTGCCTACTACTTTATTTCGATTTAGGTTCTGAAGGTTGCCTTCGAAGCCGCCGAAGCGACCGGTTCGTGCGCCGTAGTATTCGATGCCAACACAGAGTTTACCTCGTTCTGCTTTACTCAGAAAATCTTCTACACGTGTTACGGCTTGCGATGATTTGTTATCAAATCTGGCTTGCGCTAATTCACGTACTCCTTCATCTTCGTGTTCGAGTAATTTCAAGAACTCAAGGTCTTTCTTCGCAAACGCATATTTTACTTCGCCTTTTGTGTTGATCTTTGTCGGTGGTTCTACACCTAATTTCATCAATGCTTCAGCGAACTTTGCGTCCGATCTCACTTCCTCTAATGTTACACCTGCTCTCGCTAGGCTTTCTTCTCGTAATTGGTTTACGTTAGCTTTAACTTCTTCTAAAACCTTCGTATCTAACTCCATAACAGGGTAAGTGTACATTTCAATCGACGTAGTCATTACATCAATTTCCTGTTCTGGGAAGCCATAGTAGTCCAAGAAAAAGCGATACGCTGACCAAGTTAAGTCCACGTCCGTAATACAGTATTGTGCATACGCGTCGTATGCTTCGTCAGTAAAATCACATAGGTGCTTACCGTCTGCATCGTGAACTTCCGTTCCTTTGTCAACAGCGAATTGTTTTAACTGCTCATTCTCACCTGTTGCTGAACCAACCCACGTGCTACCGTCGTTGTTCTGCACACATATCCATCCGTATTTCGTACGTAGCTGACGAGTAATCACGTCAAGTGAATTACCATCCCACTGTTGAACTGCTTTGCTCATTAACATTGTATCAGCAATTTGGCCGGGATAGACATTGAATTTTAGCCCTAAGATTGATGCGTCGAAAACAGCGTTTTGCGCAATCAGTCTTACGTTCTCCCAACCATACGCCACTTCAATGTGATTTATCCAGTCTTCAATTTCGTGTGGGCGAAGCCATTCTGTATTACGATTTCCTACTTTTACCGCTAAACCAATTATCTCAAATTTATTGTCACGGATATACTTTTCGTAGGTCATCCCCTTTGCTGCTAACGAATACTTAGACTTCTTATTATAGTAGGTTTCAAAGTCAAGTGTTATTTCTGTTAACTCCATTACTCACCTCTATGTAGTGGATTAACGCACCCTTCGTAATCACAGGTGCATTGATATGGTGGTGTAATATCTACACCGTCTTTTAATACTAGGTGATCGTTATGCACTTCGCAGTTATCGAGAAAATCGATGTATTCCATTTCTGCATCAATGCTATCGTCACGCTTGTATGCTTTTTCTAATTCGTTTTCCTTGCATTGTCTAATAAAGTTCAATGCGAAGGTAGATATATTGTACGTGTTCTTCAACCAATATTCGTTCTGGTCGCTGTCTCGCACGTCGTCTAAGTTACAGTGTTCTTTTAGTTTAATTAAGAAGTATGGGTACATACTGGTGTTATTTTTAAGCATTTTAAGTACCGTTGCGTATGATACATTAAGCTCTTCGCCAATCATTGTGGCTTCGGTGTGTACCACTAAACTAAATAACTTCTTGTTTGCCGCCATATCAGACTTAGTGCTTCCACGTCTCACTCGACGTGGAGCTTGTTTAGTCGCTGTGCCAATGATGATATGGTCTTTGGCAAAACAACGTGGATTACCGCACGTTGTTGTAAATCTTGTATTGACTGTGGTATCAGGGAACAGTCTCATCCCTCTCGCAGTGCGAATGTTTATGTTGGTGTATTTGCCGTTAGGTAGTCGTTCACAGACCACTGGGGAGTTTCCAGACATTGCCCCGTTCCAAATTAAGCAATCACCTTCTTGTGTGGTGTTAGCCTTTATGCGCTCCGTCAGGCTTTTGCGTGTTCGTGCCATTTCGCCCTCGTTCTATATCTACAAACTGTGTTAGCACAGTCTCGATATACTCGTTCATTGAGATACCGTGCTTACGTGCTTCACGTTTAATCATTGTTCTTAGACTGCTGTCAATCGTCAGCATAAACTTTACTTTCATTATACTTGCACCACGTTATAAATTTATAGTGCAAGTATAACCTGTTTTCGTACGGTGTCAACTTTAATCATCAACATAACTGTCATAATTATCTTCTGCGACTTTGATAAAGTCAGCTTCAAGGCTATCCCAGTCGATGTAATCTGCAAGGTCTAACCCTGCGTCTTCAATACCCTGCACTGGGTTCTTCATCCAGTCTTCCACCTGCGCTTCAATACATCGCTCCTTACGAGAAGGTTCAGGTGGTTCTAACATATAGTCCATATTCATTTATTCACCTCTACTTAACTTTTAATACCGCTTTTAATTCGTTATACGCATTGTATGCTGCGTTTTCATTCAACACTTGAATATCTGTATATACGTCGTCTTTAGCACTTTCGGTATGTATAAACCACTCAAGCACCCGGTCATCTTTGAAAATACTTTCTGTCGCCACCCTATATCCAAGGTCTAACATAAAATCATTTATGACTTCTGAATGGATCCAATTAATTTCTGCTTCATTTTCCATATTCATTTACTCACCTCTACTTGTCGTTATAAAGCACTATGCTTGACGTGTTACCGTCTTTATCTGTTATATCTACTCGCACTTTTAGGCACTTCGGTACATAGCCAAATACACCCATAAGTTTACTTACTGCGAATCCGTCTGCGATGACTGTTCGTCTGCCACGATTGACAAACCCTTCCACCGTCGCACGTGGTTTAAATGGTTCACCGTCTTTCGTGATAGTCTCTATGCCACCGTTTTTGATCAGCTTTTCTCTGAACTCTACCAGCTCACCTTTCTGCATTTTGTTACCGCTAGGCTCAAACCAATACGTCAAAGTGCGTAACTGTTTAAGTTCTTCGCGATACTCTGCTTGTTGAGTAAACCATTTCACAAATTCTTCAAGTTTATCGGTGCGATAGTGCATAACTTGATGGTCTTTGTTTTCTTGCTCGTATTGTGTCAGCACGCTACCTAACACATTAAACACCCAAACGGGTGCAAGTACGGCTTCCAGTGGCACGTCTACTCCCTTATTGTAGATATTATAAGGCGACGCTACCCAGAACATTGTCAGGGCGGTTTCTGGATCGGTCTGCTCCCATAGTTCCATCAGTTTATTGGTTACAAACTCGTTCATCTCACGCAATTTTACTTCAGTAAATAGCTGTGCGTTCTCCTCGTTCTCTAATACGACTTCCCCGTCTTTATTGCGACAGATAATACCTAACTGGATATTCCAAGCCCAACGTTGACCCATTAGTGCGTCAGCTTGTCGCGTGGTAATGGTTGTAATACTGCGTTTTGTTACACTATAAACACACGTGCGTGGGACAAGTTTATCTCTGTCAGTTTCAATTTCACTTCTACTGACTGCATTACACACCATAAGATCCGCAATCTCTCTCGCTTGTAAACGTTTTAAGCGTTCCGCGTAGTTGTTCACCACGCGTTTACCGTTCTTGCGTTTATTGTTGCTCTTTGCCATTTAGATCACCTCAACTTTTATTTTGTCAATCTCCGCGACAAAGTGCTGCACAATTTTAAATGGTACAAATTCGCCTTGTTTCTCTAAGTAGGCTAACACTTCAGGCTCTAACCACTCATCCACGATATGCGAGATTGATCCTGTTGAAATACCGTTAGGCAAAGTAAATAAGATTGGCGTATTCAAATATTCTTCGTCCGTTGGTTTTTCTTTAAAGCGTTTGTTCATTTCGATTGTGGCTTCCTGTGTTAGCTTCAGGCTTAATGCACCTTCTGCCAAGCACTTCATTACAACTTGAAGTACTTTCATCATATCTTCTTTGCCTGTGGCTACTTCTTGTGTTACTTTTCCGTTCATTTTTACTTACCTCTACTTTTCTTTTTATAAGTTGCGTTCATAAACGCTGATAGTTGCACTCTGTTTTTGTCTAGTTTTGACTTTGCTTCTTCTGTAATGTCAATAAAAGCATAGTTATCAAGTTCATTTAATAGCTCATCTAGGCACTTCTGTACCTGTTCAAAACTACCTCTCCCATCTTCTTGCAAATAGCTGTTATACGCTTCGCACAATAAAACACGCTTGTTTTGTACTTCACTTTTTACCAACATCCCAAACGGGTTCACCCACTCAAAACACACGATAAAGGGGAAATATGCCGTCTGCGGAACACGCTTTTCTGTTTTCATAAGTTGGGCGATTGCTTCCAATCGCTCCTTAATTTGTTCATTTAGTTCTACTCTCATATCTACGCACCTCAACTATTCAAAATGTTCTTCTACCTGCTCTTCCGCCCACGCTTGTGCGTCTTCAATCGTTTTAAATCCTTCCTTGTAGATCTCGTCTTTCATCGCGTTAAAGTCTGCGCTTACTAAATACGTATCGGTTACCGTATCAAGAAAGATATTGATCCACCCACTCAAATTTCCTTCGTTAACTTCTATCTCTTTAATAAATCTAATCATTTACTCACCTCTACCAAATTTCAATATCAATCATTTTGCACCCGTCAAGCCACACTTCAAGCGCACGGATCAAGTCGTTTAACGCACGGAATTGTGCGTATCGATCTAAGTCGTTCACACGTTGCACCACGTCAAAGAGTTGGCTATAAGCCACTTCTACTTGTCTCATTTCTTCAAACGCAACCTTTTCAATCGCCTTTTCACTGGCTAGAATTTCTAAATTAGATCGCTTGTCTGTAATATTCGGATCATTTTTCTGGTACTGATGCAAAGCCAACACTAGATCGGTGTGCGTAAAAAATCCAATGCCTTCAATATTTGTTGCACCTGGTACTTTATCCGCCACCCACTCAAGAAATGATGGATATTCTTCAATCTCGGATGCTGTGATGATTAAATCGCGCCCGTAGTCGTTCATTTTCTCCCGTAAACGTTCTACCCAGTTGTCGCCTGCGATACCTTCATTTAATGCTACACGGTAAACATAAGTAAGTTGTTTTAATTTTTCAATCCCGTTCATAATAAATCACCTCAACTTTTCTATTAAACAATCACCGTCTTCACGGTAAATTTTGCTTTTGTTTTGCTTAAACCTAACCCGTCCATATAACGACGGATCGCTTTTTCTCTTGTATGAGCCGTGATAACTCTCGGCATAAAGTGCATCGCTCCACTTTGAAGCTCTGCGGATACTTTAAATTTACGCATCTTTACGCACCTCTACTTTTATTCTTCAGTTAAAATCTTGACTAAATCAACGTCGTAGTCATTTTCCAAGCCTTTCAGTAAATCTTTATCAATATCACCTCGCCCTTGTAAAATCTCTGCAAACACCTCGCAACAATCATCAGGCGATAGTTGGCTGTGCAATCTGTCGCTATTTCTAAACAAGTGCATAAAAACATCACGTTCTAAACCCTGCCAAGCAATAGCATTTAAAATCTCGTCCAAGCCTAATTTCATCATTTTCTCACCTCTACTTTTCTTTTAATACGTATCCAAGCACGCAATTTTTAACCTTGTCCATTCTCGCTTCTACCACTGGCAATCGGTCGATCTCCGCCTGTGTTAGTCGCTCCTTGTCCCGTTGTAATGCAACACTTACCGCTAGGGCGTGATGCTTACCGTATTCACTAGCATAATAAAGGCGAACTGTGTCGCCTTGACTGATAAAAACACCGTGCAAGAACTCGCCACCGCTACTTGTTAGAAATAGCTTATCTAATAACACCTTGACCATAGTTAATAAGTCCCATAATAGTCCCACACCTGGCCATCAATTTCTCGGTTAGTGTAACGGTCGTTCTCGTTTGGCGCATTGGTTTCTAGCCATTGTTCAAGCTGTTCAGCGATAACCTCTAAATCTTCTTCTGTCAATTCACGATCCCACGCTTCGCCTTTCAGGTGTTCAACCTGGTTTAGTAAAAACTCACCGTAAATATACACCAACATATTGGCTATTTTACACGGCTCGATCTCGGTGTTACTTTCACCGAAATTATCTACTTCATAGTTTCGCACCAGACGGATCGCACTCCATACACCCACGCTATCTACCGCACTTTCTGCCACGTTGTCGAAGATAAAAGCATAGTCTTCGTTGAATAGAAAGTGATGCAAATCGCATCCATACTGCCCGACGGCTTCAGGTAGGCGATCATTAAATAGCTCGCCTGTTCTTTCTAAAATTTTATCGTCGTTTATGTTGTATTTTTCAAAGTTGATAGTTTTCATTGCGTTAATCCTCGTTTTCTGTTATGTCGTCAATGTGGATCCCGATTGTGTTTAATAGTGATTTTGCGATTTTTCTTTGCTCGTCAAATCTCGCTTGCTCCACCTGTTTTATTGCCTCTTTCTGCTCTTCTCTCCAAAGTTTAAGAAGCTCAAACACTAAGCGACCTTTGTCGGTTATGTTGAGAAAATACATTACATTGATATAGTCCTGCTTGTGTTGCTCGTCTGAAAATCGGATATACTTCATCATTTCTTCGGTTGGCTCTACTTCTTCAATCAACCCATTATCAAGCATAATCGGGATTGTTTTGGCTCGCTCCGTGCCTTTCTCTCTTTTAGCGTATCCTTGTTTGATAATATCGCTTAAGATATTAAATGATCCGTAGTTTCTTAGTGCTTCCATTAGTTCTTGCATATTTCCCCCTAATTTTTAAAGTTGATCGTCTGTTGTGAATTCTTTCATTTTGATACAAATTCCATAGCGTTGGTCAAAATGTTCGTTGCTTCGGCACTCGTCATCGCTATTTGCAAATCTTGCCGTTGTTCCAGTTTGCTTTTGATAGTCCGCAAGCCATTCCCGATCCATCGCTTCAACTGCTAAAACTGTTAAGCCTGCGACAATTGCAAAAGGTAAAATAAATTTGATCATATAATGGTCCCCTGTAATTGTCTTTTAAGTTCTTCCGCAAAATTCGCATCAAGTTCGAAATCTTCCCCATCCTGTGCGTTCACCTGTAAAATAATTTTTCGCCCGTTGTAGTTCATTTCTAGCGTATTATTTAGATAATCAATTTCCATAAGTTCCCCCTGTGGTTGTTAATAGAATTATCATTAATGATAATACTTCACGGTAAAGCTTTACCGTGAATTGTAATAAATACACAAAAACCGCCTAGCTTTTAAAATTCCAAGCGGTTTTAATTTATCTATTCAAAAATTTCTTTTAAGTAGTAAATGTATTCATGGCCATCAACTTCTTCTATGCTTTCAGCTAATGCGCCAAGATCAAAATCTTCAATATCTTCGCCTGTGTATTCTTCCCACATAGCGATCAAATCTGATCGCCCGTAACTGTCATTTAACCATTCTTCAAAGGTTGGTTGCCCGTCTTTCCACTCGGTGAATACTTCGTGTTCTTCGTCTTCTAACCACTCAGCCAACACGTCCAAGTCAATCGGGCTGTTCTCAACGTTCCAACAACTTCTGAAATTTCCGTAGCCGTCTAGATAGACGGTATCACTCCAGTTTTTCACGTCACCGAAAAATACCATACGGGCAAGCTCCACACCGTCTTCGCCCGTTAGTTCTGCGAAATCTTCCACGCTGTCGTAGATATGCGCATCACCGTCTTTATCGCTTGCGTATTCGTTCCAGAGTTGTTTTAAGTCTTCGTATGATTTTTCAGAAAGAAAGTATTTAAAATTTTGATTAGCCATTTTTGATTTTCCTTATGTAAGTTAGTTTTGTTTAAATATGAAGAAAGGCGATATTTTACCGCCTTACAAGTTATTAGATCTCGATGTATGGTTTATCATTCCAAGCGCAAATTCTCGGATCACTAAAACAATGATCAAAGGCTTCCGCTTCTGTCTCAAATTCTGCTGTCTCTATTAGGTTTAGATCCATATCAAAATAGTAGTACGTTTTCATAATTCCCCCTAGTGGTTGTTTAGTTAAGTAAAAATTAAATTTATAAAAAGCCGTATCGCCTGCGCTTAGTCTATCTCATAACTAAACTGAGCCAAGCACACAGTCGCAAGTGCGACCGTATAGACTGCACTTTGTGTAGTCTTTGCACGGCTTTTGAAAATTTAACTTCTACGTCCGCACCTCATAACTGCGAACGTAATGTTTTTCATGCACGCTTTTTTTATATATCGACACTCAAGTGTCGATATAAATTGCACATTAGTGCAATCGTATGATTCCAAATTGTTAAAGAGCATTTTTATCTTCAGGGCTACCCCGTCTTGATGTGCATAGTATATCAGTTTTCACCATACTGTCAAACGATAACTTAAAAATATTTAATTATTTTGTTCGTTTGCTTATTTTTTAATCAGTTGGGGTATTTTCGATGGCTCAGTGGTACCAGGTCAGGCGATTAATAAAATTGATAGATAAAACTTTTCACGGATCGAAACAATTTTGGCTAAATTTAGTGAATTCTGCTACGCTAGGCGAAAAAACAAATGCGAACAGCACAAAAACCCCGATCCCGTTTACTTTTCACCCGTGCCTGCTTGTTTATGCCTGTTTAGTCATCAAAACGGGCGTGGTTTTTTAAGGCTGATTTTGGCTGTTTTTCGTTTTATATCAATAACTTGAAATCTTAGGAAAATATAGCGATCCTGTCGATCCCGTTTACTTTTGAGAGAAGGCGTTTGGAAAAAGGCGGTACACCCATAAAATTCTAAGAAAATGGAAAAACTCCAAAAGTGACATAGTTTTTCACCGCCGAAAAACACGGCGAAAAAAGAAAAATTTGGCCAGAAGCTCCCCTATCTGAAAACAACGGGATCAACGGGATCGCGATAAAATCCTAAGAAAATAGGGCTAAAATCCCACAATGGCGATCTATCTATTAAATATATATAAATATATATAATATAAGGCTTTTTGGTCTTTTCGCCTTTTGTTTTTCGCAGTTTAAAATTATTTTCTTCGGGGATTATAGCGATCCTGTTTTGCATCCCGTTTTGCATCCTGTTTCTACTGTTTTCGCTCTACTCCAAAACGGGATCGGTCATATTTTTGAGTTAAAAAAGTGACAATATTCGCAAAAAATCGCTGTGGATTCCGAGTTAAACAAAAATCAACTTGAAAATTGTTTAAATTTTGTACGATTGCATAATTATGCAACGAGGTGTGCAGGAAACTGCATAATTATGCAACAAGGTGTGCAGGAAACTGCATAGTTATGCAATATAGGTTTTGTCTATCACGCCTGCACACCATTAATCGTTGAAACTTATCGTTGTAAGTCATTGAAAATAAAAGAAAAAATACGGGAAATTTCAGAATTGTTTAAAATTTCTACTAAAAATAACTCCTTCTGGGTATGAATACGACGTGCCTAGCTATTCACAGTTTGATAAGTTTTATCTATTGTTTTCGTCTGACTGAATATTATCTAATACGGTGACTAGGTGGATTGGATATTATCTAATACGGAGACTATGTAAACTGAATATTATCTAATACGGAGACTATGTAAACTGAATATTATCTAATTTCTTCAGTTAAACATTGCATAGCTATGCAATAAAGTTAGTAAGAAGTACATAAATATGCAAGGCGTGTTTTCGTTTAGTGTAAGATAAGAGCCAAGCAAGGCGGAAATGCTAGGTATACTAGGAACAGGTAAGGCCAACAAAGTGCGGTTAGGTTTAACATAGAACCGAGCAAGGCGAACACGATATGCAGAGCGGACAGAATAAGACAAGGAACCAGCGCAAGCGCAAAAATAAAAAGCACTTGGGCGTGCCACCCACCCACCCAACAAAAATATGTTCATCATCATTCCTTAATGACTTGGTATATTAAGGGTACTTAGTGTATCTAGGTCGCTCGCTACGCTCGCTCTGATATAGGTCCCCTCCTCGTTCCTCGTCGGGGCGTGGATACTACGAAGCGCGCTCTGGACACCCCCCGTGGGTTTGGACCACAGTGACCACGAGGGGGAAGGTAAAAACACAGTACTTTACACACACCACTTCGCAAAATCCACCTACCTATACTGCTTTCTATGTACTGCGTTAATCAGACGTACGTAGTCAGCCGAGTCTACCAAGGTAGCTTAGTCAGCTAAGTTTGTCTGGGTGAGTTTAGTCAGTCACAAAAACTTCCACCCACCTCTACCTTTCTTTATACACCCCCGTGATGGACCAGCCACCCTAGGGTAGGGGGGGTATGCTTCGCAGGACTAAAATTTTTCCATAAAAAAGCCCAGAGACCGTGGCGATACTCTGGGTTCAAACTAATAAAAAGGAATTAAGGACTGCACTCTGAAAAACAACTTTTCAACTGCAGGGCCCATTATACTACTTCGCTATTCCCTGTCAACTTCTTTTGTGTTAATATTCACTAACAAGATTAATTTATTATAAGGTGGTGCAATGAACACAGTACAGGTTAAGTTGGAAGACACTTATCACGACAAGTTACTGGCATTTTGCAGTCGCAATGGTGCGACGAAGGCGGACGTAATTCGTTATATGATTGACACACTACAATTAACAGAGGTGAACGATGTCGAATTTGACAGATGGTATGACAACTTCCACAACCTTGGATAGTGTCGAGCAACCATTAGCTGATGACAATAACCAACCAGCTATCCCAGACCTCTCTGATATTTTAGAGCAGATAGACTTTGACGCGAAGCCATTGGAATATGGGAAGACGGCAGGTCAAGGTCACTTCCACGTGGGTAAATGGGGTGCGTTAATTTTAGAGCTTATCGCCAATCCTGCGGACGAGGAGTCTATCTTACAGACATACGGCCTCACTAAGTATCAGTATGAGAACTTAAAGGCAAGCAAACTGTTCCAACAAGTCTATAAAGAGACAGAAAGTGCGGTACTTTCGCAGGCAGCAAGCGGGGCGTTCCATTTAGCAGCACGTCGTGTAGCAGAGCAAGGGCTTACGGTAATGGAGAACATTATCGCCTATGGTGACGACAAGGACAAAATCAAAGCCTTTGAGACAGTCACTCGTCTGGCCAACCTTGACCCTGCAGTGCAGGCTAAACTAAAAGAAGATAAAGTGGTACAAAGTGGTGTTCAACTGGTGGTGAATTTCGCTCCGGGGTTAGAGCCACCGAAGGCGTTTCAGGGAGCAAACAATACTATAATTGATGTGCAAGCGGAGAAAGTAGATGAAATTTAAACTAAGTGAGAAGAACAAAGAAGCCATTAAGAGCAGCTTACTGGTTGGTGTGAGCTTCGGATTATTTTGGTATGGGCTGGTGTCTTATGCTTGGAGTGACCATATTAGCGCAGGCCTTGTGGGTTGTGTGATGTTTGTGGTGGGGCTGTTACTAGGGCTTGCAACCACGTGGTACACAGAGGAGTAATCGATGTCGCAGATTGTGATGCCGACCTATAATCCATCTAGAACTGCGGTGGAGTTCCATAACAGTGACCACTTC